AAAACAAATAACAAATAAACAAAAACGTTAAAATAAATAATAATCTATACTTATTTTAACAACAATATTATGAGAAAAAATATAGGAGGAAAAGCAATCGCTTCTGGTGGATTTGGGTGCGTTTTTAATCCGGCTATAAAATGCAAAACAAGAAAAAATAAAGACGCCGGTATAACCAAGCTAATGAAAATTAAATATGCAAAGGCAGAATACAAAGAGATACTAGAAATTAAAGCTTTATTGGATGACATTCCAAACTATAACGATTATTTTTTACTAGATGGATTTTCATTATGCAAACCTGAAGAGCTTACAAAAGAAGATCTTGAAAAGTTTGATAAGAAGTGCAAATCTCTTAGGAAAATAGATATAACCTCTACAAATGTAAACCAATCATTGGATAAATTATTATCTCTCAACATGCCTTTTGGTGGAATTGATGTTGGCGATTACATTGAAAAAGAGAAAATGGATTATAAAAAAATTCATAAAATGAATGCAGCATTAATAGAGCTTTTGAAGAATGGTATTGTTCCTATGAACCAAAGAGATGTGTTTCACTGCGACATTAAAGATTCCAATATTTTAGTAAAAGACGATGGTAATGCAGGTGTAAAAACTCGTTTAATAGATTGGGGATTATCAACTACATATAAAAATGGTGGAAATATTCCAAAGCAGTTAACAAATAGACCGTTTCAATTCAATGTTCCATTTTCAGTTGTAATATTTAATGATACTTTTTCAAAAATGTATACAGAGTTTTTAAAGAAGAACAAGGAACCCAGTTTCTTTAACATTCGTTCTTTTGTTATTAATTACGTTATATCGTGGGTGAATAAACGCGGTCCAGGACATTTGAAAGCAATTAATAGTATTTTTAAAGAATTCTTTGAGCGCGGATTAATTAATATTGAAGAACAATTTAAAGAAGATTTGATAGAATTTGATTACACGTTTTATTTTATATTTGAATACATCTCTTATGTACTCTTTAAATTTACACGCGATGGAAGGTTTGAGAAAATGGAGTATTTTAGTGAAGTATTTTTAAAGAATTTGGATATCTGGGGCTTTACTATGACCTATTTACCTATTTTAGAATACTTAAGTGGATATTATAATAAATTATGCGATTGTGAATTGGAAATTATTGAAAAAATAAAAGAATTGATTTTATATGTTATTGGGTGTAGTTATGTTCCAGTTGATGTTGATAAAATTGTTGTAAAATTAGAGGATTTAAATGCGTTGTTTTTGAAAGCCGATAAAAAAACCACTGCGCATTTCCAAGAAAAACGCGAAACATCTAGTTTAACGCAGTCAAAAACAAAAACAAAAACAAAAACAAAAACAAAAACAAAGACGTCCAAATCATCATCTAAGTCTAAAACAAAAAGAACTTATAAAAAATCAAAGTCTAGTTCAAGAAATAAAACGTCAAAACATAGTATTTAGTTATATTTTAATAATCTTGCCTTATATATATTATTAAAATATGACATCAACAAAATCTGAGTTAAATAAAAAAAAATTATCTTATAAAAATCCAAAGTTTCGCAATGCTTCATTTCAACGAAAATATCGCAAATCTTTGCGCAAAAAACCCTCTAATACTTCCCCATTAGGTTTTTCGCAAAGGGTTGGTAATAATTCGGATGATTCGGATGACGAAACCAAACGCAATGTTTTGAATAAACTGATTGAGCATTTAAAATCTAGATTACCTGTCTCTAATAAAACGCCTCTTAAAAAATTAGAAGACGACCCTTATTATAAACAATTAATGAACTGTTCATGTGCAAAAACCCCTGATTCTAAAGGTTTCCCCAAAAATCTTCCAAAAAAACCGTCTTCTTCTGGACCTTCATCCCAATCTTCTTTAAGACCTTCTATTAATAGCTCTGATTCTACTTCTTCTCTAGGGACTGGTTCCATCTCTCCTCGTCGTGCCAGTGGAAAATGTATTACAAGTTCAGGAAGCAAAGGCACAATTATATTCCAAAATTTTCCTAATAACGGTCAAAATACAAAAAAAAATTACACAGATTATGGTGTTAATATAACACTTCCAGACGGAACGTTTTATACTAATAGATGTTTTATATTATCATTGGCACATGTATTAGGAAGAGACGTGTGCGAATTTTATGGCAATGTTATAGAAATATTGCAAAATAATCCAATTCCCCCAAATTTGTTGTCTAGCCCAGAAATAGATAAATTAAAAAATAAAAATATTGATCAGTTGCACGCGATTGAAAAGGATGCTGGCCTTGGTGCAGAAGAAAGAGAACTTGCCGGAAATATTGCAAATTACATAAATGAAAAAACGGTTATAATGTCAAATGGAAAAATGGGCCGAACTGAATACATTGACGGCTCACTTCTTTTAAAATATTTTAAATTTGATAACTTATTATCAAATGGTTTAATACTTTTAATTACCGACAATTACAGGTTTAATACAACGCTGGCAAATTCATCTGGCAGCATAGCAAAGGGGGGAGGAGTTTATATTAACCCAAATGGAAACATAAACGGTAGACCAACTTTAAATACACCGATAATTTATAATTTGGGAGAAACCCATTATGTTGTTGGTGACAAATTGACTGATCAAGGTTTATTAGACACCATTATTGAACGATGCGATAATATGACGGAAGTCAACAACAATGCTCCCTTTAACTACCCTGCAATTATAAACTCAATGAAACAAAAAGCAGGTTCGCGAAATAGAAAAACAAGGAAATTAAAGAAAACTAAAAAATCAAAAAATCGAAAAAATAGAAAAACTAGAAGAAGATAAACACGTCACATAATTAATTATAATCTCGCATTATATTAATTATGAAACTGGAATTACTAATATTTGGTATAACTGCATTTTTAGCTTTCAATGCTTATTATGATGGAAAATACACAAAAATCATAATGAAAAATAAAAAATACTTTCAAATTGCCTTTTTCGTATTTTTAGGTATCATCTTTTATCTCATGGTAAAACGCAATCCGGCAAGATGCAAAAATATCCTTCTTCATGCCAACAATGTTGTAAAATATATGCCCATTGATAAATCCTCTATGGATATGCTTAGTCCATTAATAGACTTTACAACAACATCTAGCAACTCAAGTTTTATGGGTGAGTTAAACAATGACAATAATATGGGTGCAAGTATGGGAACATTAAATGCAGAGAAACGCATTCTACAATCTGGGGGCAAAAGCACAAAACGTTCTGTAAGTGAAACAAAAAAGAAATATGTAGCATCTAACCAAGGTTGGAAATGTGGAGATTGCAAACAACAATTAAACGCTTGGTTTGAAGTTGACCACATTAAACGTCTTGAATATGGTGGAACCAATGAAGTCGGTAACTTGGTCGCTTTATGTAGGGACTGTCACGGCAAAAAGACCGCTATGGAAAATATGTAATTCTACTTTGAGAAAGGTTGAGCCAAATCTTGTTGGAGTTTTACGACACTTTTCCCAAAAGTGTCTTTGGGAAAAGAAAAATATAATGTAATTATATTATTATATTATATTATGAGTATCCCAAAAACTAGAGCAATTCCTATAATAAATAACGCATCTACAATAGACTCTATTAAGAATTATGATTACACAAAACTAAAAACACCTCTTATATATGGAACATTTTTTGCTGTAATGTTAATACTTATGGGCATTACTATTGATTTAATATATTCAAAAAATACGACTTTGCCAGGAGCGCCATCATTAACAAAAGAACAAAACAATACTGCCATTACAATCATTGCATTTATGTCTGCAATAGTGTTAATTATTTTTTTAACAATACCACATTATAAAGAGTTCTTGAATTTTTTAGGAAAATTAAAGTTTGTTTTACTTCTCGTGGGATACATTATTGGCCTTATTATATTATATCAAACCGTCCCTAAAGGAATTGTAAATGCATACGCATTCTTATTCTTACCAATAACAATGCTAATTGGAATTTTTCTATTTTATTTAGCGATGGAGAAAGGAACTTTATATGGATTAGATTTGAGTTACGAGAGAATTAAATATGCTCTAATTTATTTTTGTTTGCTTGTGTTTATTTTGTTGTTTTACACTGTAGATCCTGGCAGTTATTTGAAAACTTATTTTGGTCCTTCTCTCATTGTTACAATCTTATTAGCTATTTTTGGCTTCCTTTATTTGATAACATTGATGACACTTCCTTCTTTAAAACAAGGCACTACAGCAAATCAAATCCCTGGAGGGTTTTTCAAAGGTCTAACTAAAATGAGTATTTTTAGTGGAATCGCATTCATTATATTTTTAATCGTAATTGTTTCTGGAATTCTTTCTTATCCTGGAGGTTTTACAAACGGAACTGGTGTTGCAGGAAGTGATAAAACAAACAAGATTTCTCTCATTGTAATATTACTTATAGTAATTTTCATCTCATGGATATTGTTTTTTGGAATACAATCCTTCTCAAAAATACCTTTCCGAGACAGTGATGGAGATATTAATTTAAGCCTGTCAAATATCACAAATATTTCACGTCAAGTTTTTATGCTATTATTCGGCCTCATTTTTTCTGGTTTACTTATCGGTTGGCTTGTTATGGGTGTTGAAGGCCTTTCAAGCAAATCTGGTATAGTTTCCTTTATTTTAAATTCATTAATTGTGGTTGCAATTTTGGGATTAGTTTTTAAGCTCATTACAGGTGGAACTTATTATAAGAAGAGTCCATTTTTTAGATTAATAGTCAACTCCCTTTTATATATTCCTTGTATTTTAGTTGGTTTCATTGACGCTATTTTGAGTTTTTTAGGACTTGGTGCTACTGCAGCAGTAAACGCAGGAAAAACAGGAGCTAATGCAGGAAAGACTGGATTAAGTGGATTATGGTCTGGGTTATCAACAACAATAGAGTCAACAAAAAATACTCCTGCAACATATTACGCTCTGCTTGTTTTCATAATTTTATTATATATAATTTATTTTTTCCTAGGACAACAAATAAAAACAAATGTTGCAAAACAAGGAGGAACCATACTAGTAAACAATCCTATATACACAAATTCAGAGAATACAATTGGAACATATGACAATTTGAATGGAACAGACGCCGACGAAAATAAGTATGACTATAATTACGCTATTTCATTTTGGGTTTATATAGATGCAGTCAGTCCAAATGTAAGCTCGTCTTTAGACAAATATACTTCCTTATTAAATTATGGAGGAAAACCTAATGTTTTATACAATGCAAGAGAGAATACTCTTATGATTACTTTGTTAAATACAGGGGAACCCGCAATAGGCAGCGAAAGTCGTCTTAAAAACCCACAAGAGCTAGACGCAGTTGGCAATATAATTGTTTATAAAATGGAAAAAGTATTATTGCAAAAATGGAACAATATTATTATTAACTACAGTGGTGGAATTATGGATATTTTTTACAATGGTAAATTGGTAAAATCCGTAAACGAAGCAGTTCCAAAAATGTCCAAAGACACACTCACAATTGGCGCGGATAAAGGTATAAATGGTGGAATATGCAACGTAACATATTTCAACTCAAGCATTAATGCGTCTCAAATATACTATCTATATAATACATTAAAAGACAAAAACCCTCCTGTTGCAAATCCGGCCAAAGAATCAATTGTTAAGAACGTTATGGCAGGCGCTGGTATAAAAGCAAATCCGCCAGTTATTACAATCCCAATTACAATTGACGTAAAAACAGAACCTTCCAGCAAAGAAGCCAACCCAAATCCAACTGTAAAAGCGGTTCCAAATAATCCTTACATAGATTACTTGTCATTTAAATGGTTTGCCACAGCTAACAACGATTATTATAATGGATTATAATGGATTATAATTTGTTAGTTGAATAAGTTTTTTGAGAAAAGGTGTAAAAAATAATAAAAAATAAAATATTTATTGGGTTACAAATAAATGTTTTAAGAATTTCAAGAAAAATTCTATGAGTATAGTATATATCAATGGAGATTAAGAATATTCTTCTCGTAGTCATAATTATCGTATTGTTATACATTGTTATTCGCTATGTATTTTCAGATGTCAATACTCTTACCAGCCTAAACTCTGGAACAACATTGCAAAAAATTACTGCCGGTAGTTTAGCAACCGGAACAGTTGCTAATTCTAATAACTTTACTTATTCCATTTGGTTTTATATTAATGATTGGAACTATAAATACAGCGATGCAAAAATATTATATGGACGTGTTGGAACTGTAACAGACAATCAAAATATTACAATTGAAAGTGTTAAGAACAGTCAACCATGCCCTGCAGCTATTTTAGGCGCAATTGAAAACAACTTATCAATTTTATTAACATGCTTCCCTGGAACAACTCCAATTACAAGTGACGATTCAACCATTTCGGACGGTTCAGTTGTTCACTCTTGCAACATTAGCAATGTCCCCATTCAAAAATGGGTAAATTTGCTTGTCAGCGTATATGGAAGAACCCTTGATGTGTATCTTGATGGCAAATTAGTAAAAACCTGCGTATTACCGGGTGTTGCTAAAATTACTTCTACCTCTGATGTTTACGTAACACCCGCTGGTGGCTTCTCTGGTTGGACAGCCAAATTCCAATATTACCCCAACTCAACAGACCCTCAAACCGCCTGGAATATTTATCAAAAAGGATACGGTGCGAGTTGGTTGTCTAATATTTTTGGAAAATACCAAGTTAAGGTGGCTTTTACTGACAATGGAACTGAAACCGGCAGTTTTACAATTTAATTAGCTTTTTCTTATATATAATATATATATGGACAGTGGTAGTAGTTTTATGACACAAAGTACTGGCAGAGGTAGCGGAATAAAAGATTTTATGAATTCAAGCAGTTTAGTCGCCAGAATATCATTTCTATTATTAGTTATTTTAGTATTCGTCGTGGTTCTTCAATTTTCAATATCAATTCTAGCGTGGTTTTTTGGCCCAAACAGTTCTCCTAGAATTATAAATGGCATGGTTGATGCAAGACAAACAATAATTGTTCCACAGGACCCATCTGCGTCTAATGCCAAACCAATTAATCGTTCTGTAAATGGACCGGCTGGAATTGAATTTACTTGGTCTGTTTGGACATTTATTGACGATACACCATCTTCTAAATATCGTCACGTTTTTAGCAAGGGAAACGCCAATATTGTTCCCGATACTGGATTAAATTTCCCAAATAATGCACCTGGTTTATATATTTTACCAAACACGAATGCATTCAAAGTTATTATGAATACTTACAATGATATCAATGAGGAAGTTATAATCAAGGATATTCCTTTAAATAAGTGGGTTAATGTTATAATTAGATGCAAGAATACAACGTTAGATGTTTATATTAATGGAACTATTACAAAAAGCATGGAATTAAACGGAGTTCCTAAACAAAATTACGGAGATGTTAATATTGCATTAAATGGTGGTTTTTCTGGTTATATTTCTAATTTATGGTATTACGATTATGCTCTTGGAACTGCAGCAATCTATAACTTGGTTAAGAATGGTCCAAATACTAGAATGGTTGGTTCATCTGCAATGAATTTGAAAAATCCAAACTATTTATCAGTTAGATGGTTTTTTGCCGGAGCGGGTGACCAATTTAATCCTATTGGAACAACCCCTTCGCATTAAGTATTTTGCTTTGCATGTGAATTAATATTTATTTTATTTTATATGACTTTATATAAAATAACAATGTCTTGCCTTGGACCAAATTATAATCCTATGCCACCAAGAGAATGGGGGAGATATGAAAATCCATGCGCCTATATGGCGGAAAATCCCATGGATGTTAAAACTGAATTGGTTTATAAATATGATATCCTTAAGAAGGGTAATATTCTTCAATACAAAAAAAATAGCTCAAACATAAATAAACAACAACGTTATGCACAGATAGCGCGCGGATTATGGACAAATCGCACAACAACCTGGGCTACACAAACTGAAAGCTATACAAATCCCAATACAAATAGTTTGAGACGTTCCAATTTTCAAAATTTTAATACATTAACGCTTGCGCCAACTTCTGCACCAATCACTTGTCCTGCGCCATTAATTCCAACTAATTATGCGTTGCCACCTTTAAATAATTCAGGTTCTATTTCAGGGTCAAATCCTGTTTTACCACCTACACCTAATCATGGTTCCCCAACCAATCCAGTTATTCCTAACATTGTGTCTGTTACAGAACCAGAGCCTGTTATTATTCCAGACGGAGGCACGCTTATTTGCAACGTTAGTGAAAATATTTGCACTGGTGAGATTTATGATATTACAGCAAATCAGTTTTGCTATCCTACAACTGATTCCGATGTTCCTGGCCCTGTTATTTATTTATGTTACAATGATGGTTTACCAACTTATTATCCAAGAACTAGACGAGTTTATTCCGCTGGTGGTAATAAATGGCCACAAGGTGAAAAATTTTTATTTTCAGCGAATTCAATTGTTCCCACTAATAATGTAGCAAAATCATTTTTTTTATCTGTTTTATAATTTTCACCCTTGAAGATTTAAATATTCGTAATATATATATGCAATTAAAAATAAAAATAAAAAACAAAAATACCAAAAAAAATAATGGAACTAGCAAAAAAAATAAAACTACACTTAAAAAAAGGCGCCTATTAAAACGTGGTAAACAAACAAAGTATGGAGGATTAGTTGGTTTTGATTTAGTAGGAAATAGAATTTCTCAACCAAGATTCATTTCCAACTTTGATACACGACCATTTTGGCAATCATACTTTAGTAACAATTTTAATAAAATGTCATATTTTAAAGACACAATTCAAAAAATGATGCGGGTTAACAATTGTAAGTATTTGCAGAAAAAAATACCAGTATTTGAAGTAACTCCAGATGCAAAGCCTTACAAAGCGCAAATATGTTTGGTAACGTTAATTTTTAGTTATTTATCATCTTTACTAGAATTTACATGCCAAATAGTAGTAAAAGGGGGGAGAGCTATGCAACTCGCATTATCAAAGAAAGACCGATATGACCCAATTCATAAGAAAAATATACCATCGGTAACATATATTAGAAAATATGCAAGTAATGATATAGATGTTCTTATAATACCAGATTCTCAAAAATTTCAGGATTCACACCTTCTTGCTTTGCGTATTGGTGAATTTATTGACTGGTTAACTACATATTCAGATTCTTATGGAAACCCTCAATCCATGTTTTCATTTATACATTTACCAAAACCAAAATTGCCTGTTCAATCAAATCCTGAAATACCAGCCGAAGGCAGTATTGTTAAATTAAGCATTAGTGTTGGTGGTGAACGAGGTAATAGATTTGTTGCTATTTCGGATATTGGATATATTACATCAGAACATTCTCATATATTTGAAGCCAATCCTATAAAAACTGTTATTGATGATGATATTCAGCATCCTGGTTTTCTTTTAAGCGTTAACCCTCAAAATTTGTTCTTAGAAAAAACTTATTATATTATAAAATATATATCCGAACGCTACAGTTCAGACACAATGCTCAACAGATATCGTTCATCTTTACACAAGTCTTATAATTTTTTATTAAATGATTTGGTTATAAATATTGATCGTTCAATAAAAACTGAAATTTACTCTGATTCTACTAAATCTAAGGAACAAATTAAAAATGAACTAATTACATACTACTTTAATGAGTTGCAAAAAGTTATTCCTTCTACCGATAGTTATAATGTTTCTCTTGAACATTTAATTGACTTTATAAATGGACCATCTCCTTAAAAGGTGTAAAAAAATGATTATAAATTACGTGTTGCTATAAATTTATTTCTACGCCCTCAAGTTAGGATTCACACAAATATCTTGGCTAGGAAAAATGTCACCAGACATGCATTTATCATTTTCACCAACTTTAATGCAACTACGAAACCCACGGTCCTCTCCAATATAACACCAACCAGATTTGCTAGCTGATTTACTGGCTTGGATTGAACTTGAAGATTCATCAGCAGTAAAGGAACTTGGTTCTTGTAGAATTTTTTGTGGCGGAGTTGAATTCAATGCAGCATTTAATTGATTGTTTTGTGTTGCGTCTTCCTGTTGGACGTTTGCACTCGTTTTTTGACTTCCAACGAGAGAAGATGATGCAGTAGCACCAGTTACTGCACTAGCAGTTTGCTGAGTTACATCAACCGCAGTTGTTACCGTTCCTGCAGCTAAATCTACAGCAGCCTTTGTTCCAGTTGCAGAAGTATTAGTGACAGTTTTAGTGACGTCAGCAGCAGTATTTCCAAATAGTCCGGCAAAATATTTGATATATGGTCCAAAAGTATCTGAAAAAATCTTTGTTCCATATGCTAAATAAACAAAAATATTAACTCCTAAAATGGCAAGGACAAGGACTATTATTATCCAGGTGGTTAATGACAAGCCTAAAAAACCTGCACCTGATGTTGTTCCATAACTTGTAGTAGGTGTATATGTTGGCGTTAATTGAGGCAAAGATGCTGGTGCTGAATATGTATTTTGAGCACTATTCATTATAATAAAAAACTATATATTAAATTTTTATTATAAATGCTTTATTTAAAAGTCAATAAATATAAAAACTGGTTCACATTAGCCAACATCTCGTCACGAATATTATACAAATCACTATTTGACATTGTTTTTAATGCAGCACAATTGTCTAGTCCCACTAAATACCTCTTGAAATTTTCCATTTCTCTCTTAAACTCCCCAACCGTCTTGTAATCTTTGAGAGAAAGTTGTTTTTTATTAGTCAAATTTACTCTGTCACCTCGCTTTCCAAGTAATACTTCAATAAATGAATCCACATTATCGTGCAACTTATCGTTCAAATTGTCTGTAGCTTTATGTGTTGCATAACTGTGCGTTTTCCAGTGATATAGCTTAATCGCTGTTAGAACTTCTAAAAACTTTACGACAACTTCCTGTTCAAATTTTTGCAAACTGCTAGTGCGATTTTTACGAGTTCCTTTTTTTGAATGCATCCTTCTGGTTTTTTCCATTTTATGAGCCATTTTATACATTTTCTAAATATTATAATTATATTATAATTGTTTGATTATAAAAAAATTGAAACTAAATTATTGAATTACGTTAATTTCAAAACTTATCCAATTGCGCAAGAAATGAGCACTGTCATGGACAATTCCGAAATTAATACTATTACTCAAGAAAAAAGGTTGCGTCTTCTCAGCGAAAAACAATATGACAATATGAATAACACAGAAAAGATTTGCCTTAATGATGAAGACATAAATTTTATCAAAGAGGCTCTATTCATAATAAACAAAACCAACGAGACCTGGTTTACTGAATGGTTCGGAAAATACAAAATCCCTTCAATTAAAGAATTGAAAAAAATTATAGCTTATAGAGCAAGGGTTAACATTACCGGCGAAACTTGGGGGTTTCAAGACCAACAAACATATGGTTATCCACGTCGCACAAATTTGAGTATTGCAGTTCCAAATGCAGTTTTTAATATTGCATATTCAAAGAAAAATTATTATTATGACCACTATGATGACCCGCTTAGGTTTTTCCAGAACAATACAAAGAGATTATAAAATTTTATAAACGCGGCACAAACGTCTCTCCAAAATTATTCATCTTTTCCAACTTAGCAATTGTTTTATCTAAATTACTATTGTTCACATTTGCAAATAAATAGTCTGTTTGTGGAGATTTTTCATTTTTTTTTATTTGTTTGTATATATTGTTTATTTTCCCAGTTACAAGCGTAACTTGTTCTTTGTTCTTAATTAAGTCTTCTTCTAAATTAACTGGCTCAGTTAAAAGAGCTACTGCATAATACAATATATATCTTCTTTTTTTATTACAGCTATTAGAATACTTAAGCGTAAACAAATTTAAAAGACTTTTCATAATTTTTTGAACTAATTTGTGATGTTTTTCTGACTCTTGAATAAGCGCATCCCAAATTAACCATACAACATCCTGTTGGTCTTTATTACTAACTTGAATTTTACTCCTTCTTTCACACTTACACGGTTCCTTTTTAGTTTTACATATAGATTCAAACTCGGAAATCCATTCAATCCAATAGCATGCATTTATGCAGTTTTTTCCATCTTTTGAAATGTTATACACAAACTCATTCATTGCTATGTATAATTCTTTTGGGTCTTCTGCCAAAAATATAGGTTGTGCATATTGTGCGTTTGGTGCTTTTAATTTATCTGTCATGTGCAACATATCATAGTCTTCTTTTTTTATTTTTACTTCATCAAAACTATGCTTTCTTTTTGCTTCACATAGCATACAAATTATTTCGCAAAATAGCTTTCTAATTTTATCACTATTTCTCATTTTAATTTCATTTCCATTATATCCATTAGTAATAATTTCCTTAAAGGCTTGTATTCTTAAATCAAGATATATAGCAAGTTTAGGATTTCCTAAATGAATATGTTTGCTATAAAAATAAAGAATTATTTCCCATAAATCGCTATAATGGCCTGAACATATAAATTCTGCGCTCCAATAGCACGCTGGTTCTATTTTTGATTTTGATAAATTATTTAGTAACTCTTTTTTTACGTCTGTTTTTTTGAATTCAGAAAATGTTATACCTTTAAATTCTTTTTGTTCTCGCATATCATTTATCTCTATTTCAAACATTTTGTTTATAATTTATATTAAAACAAAAAAAATCACAACAATACATATAGAAGAAATGACAAATAATATTCTTAAATATATTTCTAAACCAATACAATCAATTTCCATCATGTATAAAAAATCCTCCACATGGGGAAAGGTGTTATTCATTGTAATAATTCTATTAATTGTTGTCGGAATTTTTAGGTCAAGTAAACCAGGAAAAGAAGGTTTTGAGCAGACTGATAAGTTTATGTTTAAAACAGACGGTGATATTTATGACGACTTTTATAGTGACATTTATGACCAATTAGTTTTCAGTAATGTTAAAGATAATTACGAAATTGGTCAAATTATAAACTCAACAAAACCCACTCAAGAAAGTATTATTTTAGACGTTGGGTCTGGAACTGGTCATCATGTTGGACTATTGAATAAAAAAGGGTTCAATGCAATTGGTTTAGACAATTCCCATTCTATGATTGAAAAGGCAAAGGAGAATTATCCTGAATATGATTTTGTTGAAGGTGATGTTTTAAATGCCATGCAATTCCAGCCACAAAGTTTTACTCATATTTTATGCCTTTACTTCACATTGTATTACATCAAAGATAAGATGCAGTTTTTCAATAATTGCATGAATTGGTTGATGCCCGGGGGAACATTAGTTATACACATTGTTGATAGAAAGATGTTTGACCCCATTTTGCCTCCAGCAAACCCACTATTGATGTTGACTCCGCAGAGATATGCTAAGGAACGCATCACCAGTAGTAATGTTAATTTTGACAACTTCAAATACAGTGCCAATTTTGAATTGGATGATAATAAAAACTCTGCTAGGTTCATTGAAAAATTCAAGAACAAGGAAACTGGTAAAATCTTCAGAAAACAAGAGCATAAAATGTATATGGAATCTGAGGCGGACATTTTAGATATGGCAAAGAATGCTGGTTTTATTATACAGGGAAAAATTGATTTAATTAAGGTTGGTTATGAATATCAATACTTATTTCTATTTCAAAAACCTGCGTAACCAATAGCAACTTTTACTCGCAATAAATAATATGTATCAATACATTCTATACATATTATTAGTCTTCATTTTTATAATCCTATGTTTTGCAGCATATGTTAAAATGAAATTCAGATTTTGGACTCTACAACCAGTTTTCCATTTTTATGATTTCCATTATTATTTGTTTCCACCAGGAATTATTGACCATGAATTGCCAGAGAAAAACAATTATTGCAATTTTAACGCAATTGAAACTATAAAGTATGACGCCGTTGGTGAGATAACAATGAACAAGTTTTTCCGTTTCATTAGAAAAAATTACTTGCAGAACGCTGGAAACTGCTATGAACCAAAGAAAAATAATATTATGCCATATTTTGAAGGGCATAATGCATCTAGTTTTTTCTCATTTTACTACGAAGACGAACTTATGGTAAGCTTAAAAAAAGGCACTACGACTACGACTCCGATTAGAAAAATAGTTGGCGTTATGACGACGCGACCTCTTACAGTCGTTATAAACAATGCAAAGTCCAAAGACAAATGTCGTTTTGATGTGTATTACGTGGACCATTTGTGCGTGGATAAAATGTATCGTAAAAAGGGTATTGCGCCTCAAATTATTCAAACACATCATTATAATCAACGGCATCATAATAGACAGATTGTTGTTTCGTTATTCAAGAGAGAAGATGAATTGACTGGAATTGTTCCTTTATGTGTGTATAATAGTTATGGATTTGAAATGCATGAATGGTCAAAACCTATAGATTTGATGCCTAGTATGGCACTAGTAGAATGTGGCAAGTCAAATATACATCATCTATTTGATTTCATGAGAGAAAATTGTGCATCAAAGTTTGATATATGTATTCAACCTGAAATTTCCAATTTGTTAGAGCTTATACGCACAGGAAATATTTATGTTTATATGATTGTTGAGGCTGGAGATGTTAAAAGTGCATATTTTTACCGAAAATCATGCACATTTATTCGCGATAAATGTGAGTCTTTGTGTTGCTTTGCTTCTATTAATTGCTTTGACAAGAAAGATTTTGATGTGTTTATTCATGGTTTTAAAGTTGCTTTGTGGAAAATATGCGAGAAGCATGGATTTCGCTTCACAGTTATAGAAGAAACGTCTGATAACTATTTAATCGCGGATGCATTGAAAATGAGAACAAAACCAGGTATTGTCAGTCCAACCGCTTATTTCTTTTATAATTTTGCATATCATACATTTCAGCCTAAAAAATCTCTGATATTACATTGATTCCTCGCACATCTTACCAATTTCAATCATCTCCTCCTTCTTTTGCTTACTGAATGACTTGACATTCTTCTTCTGCCTACGCATTTTATTAAGCTCGTTAATATCCCCCATTGACCGCGATACAAATAGCTGCGCACCACATTCCATAATATATATTTGATTTGTATGGTCTTGATAACAACTAGGCTGGTCTTCATCATCAAAGCTAATCATACCGCAATCGTCCACAAATTCACCATTATCTGAAGGTTTTGAACATCTTGGATGATTGCATTTTATGGTATACACATAATTAGTAAAAAATGCTATCGCACTCTCCCTATTATTAAAAAGAAAAACAGATGGTGGGTTGTATGTTGTCACTGCACCAAATTCATCATACTCGCTTATCTCGTGGCAACCTTCGTGCTTTGTGTGAACTACCATGAAAGATACACTTGTTGAATTTAAACCATTTGCTACGTCATTGTTTGGCATTTGGCAGATTTGATTAGATACGTTTGAACCTATTGAAGTTGAATTACAACACGTATATGACATTTTATTATATTATATTATTGATATTGTTTTTAAATCAATATTATAAAATTTGAATTTTGCACTTTTAAGTAGGACGGCAACCATCACTAGGTTGATTTGGATGAATATTAATAGTTGTTTTTATTGTTCCTTTTCCGCAGGTTGACGTTCCATCGGCTACAATAATATAACCATTATTTATAAAATCATCATTATTATCTACATCTAACGTGCCGTTACTATAAACGTAAATATAACCTTTATTTATAGGATCACCTACATCTAAATATAACCTGCCATAATCATAAACGTAAACATTACCGCTCATGTCGTTGGTAAATTTTGCCTGGTTTCTTAATTTACCGGTTGAAGTATAAATATTAATTGTGCCGGTTTCGTAGTTAGTAAATGTACCGTCGTTAATAAAATTTTTTGTGTTGTTAATTGTACCTTGGTTTTCAATAGTGTTTCCTTCTAAGTTTGTAATTGAATCATAGTTGTTAATTGTGCCGTCATTGTTATTGACAATTGAGGCGTGGTTGGTAATTGTGCCGCCATCATTGTTGTTAATTGTGCCGTCGTTGGTAATTACGCTGTTATCTTTATTGTCAATTGTGCTGTAGTTTTCAATTGTGCCAAGATTGTTAATTTCGGCAGCATCGTTGGTAATTGTACCGCCAATGTTGTTTACAATTGAGGCGTTGTTGGTAATTGTATTATTGTTGGTAATATTATTATTGTTGGTAATGGTGCCGGAGTAGTTGTACAAACTGTCAGAGATATCAATTGTGCCGTTGTTGATAATTGTGTCGTAGTTATTAATATTACTGTCGTTGCTAATTGTTCCATTGTTGTTAATTGTTTTGTAATTTTCAATTGTTCCGCTATTGTTGGTAATTGTACCGTTGTTAATAATAATTCCATTATTTGTCAATGTCAATATTGAATCACCACTGTTGATTTGAAGTTCCTCTCCGACTCGTATTGTTAACGTTTGACAAGCCAAAATATTTGTATTAGTATTTAATTCCCAATAACCTTCCCCAGAATTATAAGTTGCAATATCTGATAAAGAAATGGGTGGACAATAAGGAGGAGGAGTAGGAGGAGGATTAGTAGAATATACTATTGCTCCATTTCTAGGTGTTGTATAAGTTAATGGATGCTTTTTCATGTCTTGAATTGTTCTAGAAGGTCGGTTGAATATTAATGCATCTATTGCCATGATATTAAACCTGTCATTTGCAGAATTGTATTGTTGCATTTTTCCCCTAAAATGTGACATATTATAATATTATATATATAATTTTATTATAAAATGTGAAGCCGGAATTGCGTTGCACTAGATATTCAAGAGTAATGTTATAGATAAATCAATATTATAGAGTTTAAATTTTTATTAGTTTGATACTTTTAAGCTTGAGCGGGGGGGCATATGTTGGGTATAACAGTATTGGGGGAAAGAACTCCGGTCACCGTTCCTGATCCACAAGTATTAGGATCGCCTGTATAAACATTACCATCATTTTGAAATGAACCTTCATCTACATTTAACGTGCCATTATTATAAACGTAAATATTACCGTCGGGGTCGTTGAAAAAATCAAACTGGTTCGTTAAAACACCGTTTGAAGTATAAATCTTAATTGTGCCGTTGCCGTAGTTAGTAAATGTACCGTCGCTACTAAATGTTTTTGTGTTGCTAATTGATCCGTAGTTTTCAATTGTTAATGAGTTTACAATTATATCGTCGTTGGTAATTGTTCCGTCATTGTTATTGACAATTGAGGCGTTGTTGGTAATTGTACCGCTATAGTTGTTAATTGTGCCGTCGTTGGTAATTGTGCCGTCATTGTTATTGACAATTGAGGCGTGGTTGGTAATTGTGCCGCCATCATTGTTGTTAATTTTTCCGCTATTGTTGCTAATTGTACCTGAGTTGTCAATTGTATTGTTATTATTAACTGTGCCGTAGTTGTCAATAGCTAGGTTGTTATTAATTTTGTCGTAATTGTTAATTATGCCTGAACTGTTAATCAGATAATTGTTGGTAATTGTTCCGCTGTTAATAACTTCTCCATTGGTATTTAAGAACGAGCTGTTGTTGATAATTATATAAAAGTTTTCAATTAAAAAGTTATTTTCAATTATTCCGCTATTGTTGGTAATTGTACCGTTGTTAATAATAATTCCATTATTTATCAATGTCAATGTTGAATCACCACTGTTGATTTGAAGTTCCTCTCCGACTCGTATTGTTAACGTTTGACAAGCCAAAATAGTTGCATTAGGATTTAATTCCCAATAACCTTCCCCAGAATTATACGTTGCAATATCTGATAAAGAAATGGGTGGACAATAAGGAGGAGGAGTAGGAGGAGGAGTAGAATATACTATTGCTCCATTTCTAGGTGTTGTATAAGTTAATGGATGCTTTTTCATGTCTTGAATTGTTCTAGAAGGTCGGTTGAATATTAATGCATCTATTGCCATGATATTAAACCTGTCATTTGCATAATTGTATTGTTGCATTTTTCCCCTAAAATGTGACATATCATATAATATAGAAATATATAATATTCAATATTCAAAAAAACCTATGAAATATAAAAATATATACATTTGGCATAACCTTTTTTAAAGGTGTTTAACGCACATATTTACCCACACGCACAAAAGAATCTATTACAAAAATGATAAAGATTCCCAAAAAGCAGTACAATATGACTTCTTCTGTAACGTTCCCTGTGCGTTCATCCTGTTGCTCCTCTAGAAGATGTATCATATAGTTTAGCTTCTCAAGCAAAATGCTGTTTTCTCCAGTCATTTGCTGTGCGGGAGGAGCGCCTGCGTTGTAATAAGGCAAATTGTGTGGAGTTGTCTTATAAAGCTTATCATAATTGGGCATAAATCTCTTGTAATAATCCTCTTGTGATTGTTGAGGTTGAGGTTGAGATTGACTGATATCAGAATTCTCTAAAGTATAATATGACCCATCTATTTTTGACTGTTGTCCCTGACTCATGTCTCTTATTCTTGTTTGTTCAACTCCCACCGAGGTTGGAGGAGGCATTGGAGTAAAATCTGCTAATTCTGAAGATTGATCAGGCAAATTATGGATGGTTTGTAAAACAGAATTCACCTTTTCTGAGTAATTGTTTTCTTTAGGAAGCCTCTTTTGTGTTCTATTATTTGCTTGTCTTTTTCTAGCTATTGGGCCATCATTATTCTTACTATTTATTTGGGTATTTTCATCATCAAATGGTGCTGCATACATTGCTAAAGACATTCTCTTAATAAAAAATAAGATAATAATTTGGAAAACAGACTGAAATTATAATAAATTGATGAATAACTTTTTTAAACTTTTTAAGTGAAAAGTTGAATTTCTCCTAATATACAAAAATCTTCAAATGTGTAAAAAATAATATCAACAATATTTATAAATGAATCCCATGAAAAAGTTATTAAGTTACACTTATAGCAAACACAATTTGTTGGCTCTCGTGTTTGTATTGTTTGTTCTTTTAGTAGCACAACATCCCAATTTATTTAGTCAACCAATTAACTCTAAGTTAGGTAAATTGTTAGTTTTATTAATAGTCATTTTATTGACACATTATAACATTGTTGCAGGATTGGCTGCGACTATCTCAGTTATAGGTTTATACATATATTTACATAATTATGGATATGAAGGTTTTGAGAATGCTATAACTGAACCTGCCAAAAAAGAAGACCCTTCAACTCTAGTTGCAAGCACAGGTAAGACTGAACCAGCAGCTTTAACTCCAGAAGGTGAAGCAAAGGATACAACTGTTACAAATAAGTTTGGTCCTCCTCCTGTTGATAAACCAAAAGTTAAACCTGTTCCAGTTGCAAAGCCTACCGATGTAAACATTGTAGATAAACAGTTAAATGCTCACGAACAAATTGTAAAACCTACTCCATCTTCTCATCAAATGTCTACAGAAAAAGGAACAAGTGAAAATGCAGTGGCTCATTCACCGCCAGGACCAAGCACTCTTAAGGCTTCTCCAATTAAACAAGAATAATTAAAATGTCAATATATATTAGTAAATTAAATGAATAAGAAAACTAGGGACTCGTTATTCTTATTAATTATTTTAATTTTAGCAATAGGAATTGGATTCATTATAAATGGTGTTGAAAGGAGAGAAGGGTTCGTTCCTGGTTTAAACGCGTTTTATAGACCATATGCGAGAAAGATTGAAAACTACACATCTAAGATTTCTAGAAACTTATTAAATGATACGCACCGTTTAATGAAACGTTTTGGCTTAAAATAAAAATATTATGCACCTTGTAATATTTTTATTATTTTTATTAATTTTTATATTAATTAATTATATGACGAAGAAAGCACAACAACAACACACAATACCAAATTCCAATATTTTTACAAATTCAATTAATTTTATTCACAATCATATAGGATATCTTAATAATAGCAAGTTTTTTGCAGGTTGCGTTATGATTTTGCTTAACGTTGGGTCAAAATTCATATCTATTCAATTTAGCAAATCAACGGAAGAATATCTTAAGATGTCTGTTAGTAAGCAAATTCTTGTATTTGCAATGGCATGGATGGGCACTCGTGATATATATGCAGCTCTTGGGTTAACAGCCATATTTGTTATTTTATCAGACCATTTATTCAATGAGGAGAGTACATTTTGTATTGTGCCCAATCAATATAGAGTGTTAGATAGATTAGAAGTCTCTGCTGACTCAAGCGGAGACGGAAAGGTTTCTGATGATGAATTAAACGCAGCAATTGCTGTTTTAGAGAAGGCAAAAAAGGAGAAACAAAAGGAACTTCAACAGAATCTTTATTCAAATTTCAAGGAGGTTGTTCAAAATAATTAAAACTGTGTTTTAATATTCTTAATGTATTATAAGTATGTCATTCCCTAATACATTAACAATATTCATAAATACTAGAATTAGAGGATACCCAAAAATAAAATATGAACCTGACATGACTGTTCCAAATATTAAAAGTGACACGGTTTATTTCAATCCTCTTATTAAATTATCAAAATCTGCTGTGTACAACATACCTTCTGGATATCCTGAAGCTGAAAAATACACACAGTTTTTCAATAAAAACGACTTTAACAGTTTAGTAAATAGAAGTGCATCATCAAGTTTTCAAAAAAGACTTACTTTAGAAGAAGCGACTAAATCAGGTGTTGTTGATAATAATATTAAAGTAACCCTAGACACGTTGTTCAAAAAAAACACAAAATTCTATATTCGTGGAAAACCATACACTATATTTGCTCACGAATGGATTAATGGAGATTGGCAAATTGATAGTAAAAGCTTTGAGAAAAAAATTTTGAGTTCTTCATATGGACAAGGTTTATATGGATATCGTCAAAATATTGAAATGCAAAAACAGTTGGCTAATTCTGAATTAGATAAATTTAAAAAAGAATACGGAGACATTATGAAGGGGTTTGCTGTTTCAACTGATATGAGCAAATTTAAAGAAGATTATGAATCTGGTATAGCTAGAGGTGTTAATAAACCAAAAACAATTGAGGAAATTGAAGTAGAAGAAGAGCATGCAAAGGAAAATATTCCAAAAATAGCAAGAAAATTGGCTGGAAAAAAATTAGTATTCCAATCAGTTGTTAATTTGGACAATGAAGCAAATTTGTCAAGCGACCCTATATCATTAAATTTGTTATATTCTATTAACAGAAACTACAGCGAAGATATAAAATTAAACAGAAAAGTATTGGAGCCTCTTTATGAAAATTTATTAGAGAAAGGTGATGCTTTTAGAATTGCAAAAGAAAAGTTTGACGCTTCTGTTGGTATTTTTTCTGCCGTGGCAAATTCAAAATCAACAATGCCAATAGCAACCCCAGTAGAAGATATATCAGGAGTTTCTGCTACAACTGCTACACCTGTAGTGGAGACATCTAAATTAGATAATGTTTTTAAAAATAAGAAAAACTATGATGATGCTGTAGTAAGACTTAATGACTTTATTCAAAGGTCTATAGTGAGAGGAGTGTCAATTGACAATGTGTTAAATAATCCTCAAACAAGAACACAAATAACGCAGATATTAATGATTCTAGAAAAATATAAAACACAATTCTTAAATAAATTCTTAGAAGCGTTAAAACTATTGGTAAAAAAAACTAATGCGCAAATTGATTATATAACCGCGTTGTATACATTTTATTCCCAATTATACATTTCAAAAGAGAAATTTTTTAAATTACAGAATACTGAAAAACAGCAACAAAATATATTGATGTTAAACATGATTAAATTTGATATGCAGTGTTATAAAAACATTATATTAAATATTACTCCATCGTCTAATAAAGAACTTGGAATTAGTTTTGCTGAATTAAAAACAACAGTTGTTACAGTAGAAAATTTTATAAAACGAACAGGAACTACTCCAAAAAATTACGTTGAATTGCTTTTGAACTATTCCGCATTTCCAAGCCTACTTTTACTTAACCGATATCAGTTTGATATTTATATGTTTAAATTGTTAAATTTTGAACAGTTGATTGATCTTGGCATGTGGAAAATATTGTATAGACAAACAGACGTTTTTTTAGATAACATTAAAGATTATATCGTTGGAAAAAATACTGTAAATGAAGTTATTGAAGGAAAATTGAGTATTACTAGAATTATTATTTCACAATACAACGAAAAATATACACAACAACAACGCAATGCTTTACTACAATATATATCTCGCCAAAATACTCCATTAGATAAACAACCTTCCAGTGTGTTGGATTTTGCGTTTCCTAATTCAGCATTATTTAAAGAGCAACAAAATGACTATATAAAAATGCAATCAGCAATAATATTGTGCTATGACCTAATTACTATTTATTCCAAAATATCTGCCATTAAATATTCAAGAGAAATATCGCTGCTTACTACAAGGCAAAATTTGGGTAATATATTAAATAAAATATATGAAAGAACAATTGATTCATATGAACAAATAGCATCAGACCCTAGGGTTATTCGGATTGTGCCTGATTTTTTATTTTGGGACAGGGGGACATATAGCGACATCACGTTATTAAATGACAATTTGAAACTATACAAAAATCATAAAACTGAAAATAAAAATAAATTAGGAATTTTTAAACGCACAATGTTGTCATTAAAACAAAAGTATCACAGAGCAATTGACATTCTTATTCCGCAATTGACAAAATTTGGCATTCGTGAAAAGTGCGTTGAACTTGTAAATGGCGATGAAGACAGTGATTCTGACGTTGATTATGACAAACCATTAACTCCAGGAGAAAGAATAATAAGATTTTTTCAACGCGAAAATGAAAGATTGACAGATGGTGAAACAAGTGTAACATTACAAGAAAACATAATTTATTTATACGAAGATTCAATTAGAGAACGGATAGCAGACAATTTGAATGAGGAACAAAAAATGGAAACTATTGAAAGTTGGAAAGTTATTGATAATCCAGGAGGAGGTAACTGCTTGTTTTATGCAATTGCTATGATATTTAACAATGACCTTGTTAACAGAGGTCAGTTATCAAATAATCCATTTACTGATACAAATGGTTACTATACAAATCAATCATTAAGAATTGCCATGGCTGACCCAAATTATGGAATTACAGATGTTGAAATTGCTAGATGGGCTGATTTTTACAGGTACATTGAAGCTATTAATGAAGAGTCATCAGATGCCGAAAAAGAAACAAAAAATCATTTTAGTTTTTTCTTAGATGAACATGGTATATGGAATGGAGATGACTATGAATCTATTAGAAATGCAATAAGAGACCCAAGAGCGCGATATTGGGGAGATGAAGTTGCACTTTTTGTTCTTGAACGTTTATTTAAAATTAAATTTATTACTATTGACACAACATTACAAGAACCTATTCCAGTTGGAACATATGTTAATTTTCAAAATAATTCTGGTGCAATGGTTTTTGGAGTTGTATCAAATATGCAAGTTGTTGGTAATGGTGCCGGAAGACAATTTTTATATGAAGTTACAAGCAATAACCTTGACGTTTACCAAAATATAACGCAACCCATAAATCGCATTACTGTCGCAGAATCAGGACATTATAGAGTTGTTCCTTCATTAGGAAATGTAGCCATTGCTAATGAGTTTACTCATTACGCCTTTTTGCTTTTAACACTAACTCCCGAAACTAGCTTTCAACATTATGAAATAATGACCAGCACTATTGACAACAAATTTATATATGAACTTCGCGAAATACCAGCATATTTTATGTATTTAATTTTTCAAACACAATGGAAGTTTATGTCACCTGCTGCTAGAAATGCCAGTTGGTTTGGCAACAATAATGATTTTTCTAACCATTTAGACCATATTATGGATTTATATCAAGCTAATGTGGACGCCCACACGGCTGCACCAGTTAGGGAACCTCCGGTGCCTCCTCCCAGAATGCGTGCAAACCTTAAAAAAAGAAGAAATAATAAATTAAAAAAACCAATGAAAGGAGGTAATGAAGATGGTATGATTGGTGGTGCGATTGGCAGTTTAAATAGATACATTGACGTTAATAGACCAAACAGTTCATTTGGAGATTCTAAATTGAGTTATTATGTTATTGTTGATTTAGAATTATACCCAGGAGAATCTATACCATTATTAAAACAGCCTGTTATAGCGTGTAATTTGCGATACGAAAAAATAAGACAGTCCTTTGCAGATATGTTTGGTCTTGTTTATCAACCATTGGATTTTTATGAAAGAGGACATATTGCGCCATCTTCAGTTAAATATAAAAAAACCGATGAAGATAAAAAACGGGATGGAGATAGATATAGAAACGGAATACCAAATTATAATAACGGACTCTATAATGGTTACGATAGAAATTTAAGTTATGGATACGATACAAGAAGAAACCGACCATATTATGGAGGCAGTGAAAAGAATAAAACTAGAAGAATATAAAATATATATTGTTCAATATTATTATTCAAATAATATTGATTATAAAAAGACATGTTAAATATTTGTTTGTAAAAGCTAAAAGTAATCTAAGAGTAAATACAGTTGTCTGATTTCATAAACTCATCAATCAAATTTTGAGGAATATAATTAAAATCAATAATCTTGCGATTAAGTTCAAATTTTTCATATGTATTTTCTTTTTTCATTCTCTCTTCAAAGTAGGCTCTATCATGAAAACATTTCAATGCCGTCTTAGGACCACATTTACTTAGAACAGAACTAATATTATCGCTTGAGTCACCCATTACAATCTTGCAAAACAGGTCAGCTTCGGCGGTTCCTCCGTGAGTGGTGTCTGAGATATTTTTGAACCCGAGATTATAAATCTTTACATTTCCAGTTGCCAGCTGCAAATAATCCTTGTCACTAGTAATGATAGTAATTTGCGCATTGGGAATCTTTTGTAAAATATGCTTTACTGAAATTGCAATGCAATCATCAGCTTCCAACTTGGGATGTTTTAAAATTGCTTTGACACCACCTTCTTGGAACAAGTTGTCCTCGTAAACCATCTTAAAGAATGGACCACCCATAAATCCATTATCTTTTGTTCTGGTTGCTTTATATTTATCATAAAACTCATTTCGCCAGATATCTTCTCTCTTGCAATCCTTTCCAACAAGCAATATTGGATTGTCTGAGATTATTCCCAATTTTTTTGTCAAAGTTCTAACAGTGTCAACAAACGTCTTTCTGAACTTTTCAACGAACTTTTCATTCTTGAAGGGGTCTTCAAGTGGAGTCTCAGGGTAAGCACTTTTCCACCATCTCATGATTGAATGGTAACGATAAAAGCAAAAGTAGCTTCCGTCAATAAATATGAAAGAAACCTTGTTATCCGCGTTCATACTTTCAGTAAATGCCTGCATTACACTATTATTCCATTAAATTTTCTTTTTAAAAGTTTCAATTTTTAAATATTTGGTTATTATATAAATGTCAAATATGTTTACATTGAGACGGCGTAGTAGTAGCCGAATTAATCCATCGGATGTAGAATCAAGAGCAGCCGAGTTTCAAGTTAGAGCTAGACCTATGAATGAAAGAGGAAAATGGTTTACTAGAAAAAATAGAAAACATAAAATTGTTCCTATAGAAAACGATGAAATTTATGGAACAGAACAAATACCAATGGCACCTGTTGTTGGAATATCCCGCCAAAATTCAAATTCGTCAAAAAATGTAGAATATCCATCAATAAAAGAAATTAATTTAGCAGAGGTTCCAGTTACAGACATTGTTTCTCCTGCAGAATTTAGAACAGTAGAAGTAGTTGGAGATGAGGGCAGTGATTGTTGTATTCCTGGAATGTCTTCAATGCAAAATTGTCGCATATGTCCAGAGCAACCGGAAGCACAAATGTTAGTTGAAAATGTAACCAGAAAAAATAAAGAAGGTGGGAGGAAGAAGAGAAAGTCAACCAGGCGCGGAAAAAAGCAAAAACGCCAACTGAAAAAAAGGCACTACAGCCGAAGGCGACGCCTTTAAATACTCTAGAAAATAATATATATTCCAAAAAGTGAACTTAAAGAACCTGGCGGAAATTTCGAATAAAAAAGGGGCAAAAGTGTTTCCAAAATCCAAAAATGGACAAAAATAAATGTCCAATTTTCAAAAGTCAAAAGATTTTATGAAAAAAGGGTCAAAATTTCTCCCTTGTGAGCATTATGGTCTGGTCCACCAAAAAAATAATTATAATTTTGTTATGCTAATTTTTAAGTATTTTTGGTGAAAAAAGTTTAGACTTATTTTATGTCCTCTAAATAGAGGACGAATGGATGACAATATTAAGCCAAAAGAAGTTAAATTATTCCACTGCAAAATTTGTGACTTTACAAGCAGTAAAATAAGTAATTACAAGACACATTTATTGTCTAGTAAACACAAAAAGAATGACGAAATGATTACAATGGATTACAAAAAAACAGCCAAAGAAGCCGAAACCACATTTACGTGCGAATGTGGAAAGGAATATAAACACCGACAAGGATTATGGAAGCATAAGAAAATATGCTCAGAGCCTTTTGACACCAATCAAATTATTTCAGAAAATGCGCCAACTGATGAACCCACGTTAAAGGAAATGTTTCTTAAAGTTGTTGAACAAAATCAAGCCATTTTACTTGAAAACCAGGAAATGCGAAAACTTTTGAGTGAAACTATACCAAAAATTGGTAACACGACAAATAACACAACGAATAACAATCAATTTAATCTGCAGTTCTTCTTGAATGAACAATGCAAAGATGCTCTCAATATCGGCGACTTTGTTGAGCAAATCAAGCTTCAACTAAGTGACTTGGATATGATTGGTAGAGTTGGCTATGTGGAAGGTATGAGTAAAATATTCATGCGTAACCTTCATGCTCTTGATGTCTTCAAAAGACCTATTCATTGCAGCGACTTGAAGAGAGAAACATTGTATATTAAGGATAAGGACTGTTGGGAAAAAGAAAACGACGAAAACGTAAAGATTACACGCGCTATAAAAGAAGTTGAACACAAAAATATTAAACAACTGCCTCAATGGAGAGAAGAAAACCCAAGTGCAGAAGATACAGAGACCAAGAAACACATGGAATATCAAAAAATCTTATTAGAAGCTATGGGCGGTTCAACAATGGAGGATGATAATAAAAAGCGGGAAAAAATAGTAAGAAATATTGCAAAAGAAGTTGTCATTAATAAAACTTCAGTAAAATGACAAATTTTTCTCGGTGTTATAATAAATTTAAGAAAATGATTTAGACTTATTTTTTGTCAACTATTTAGGAAACATATGAATGACAAAAAATTGCAAAAACTCGCTAAAACTCATAAATGTGATTGTTGTTACTATGAATGCAATAAATATAGTGATTACAATAAACATTTATTGACTAATAAACACGCAAAAATGACGTTGTTAACTAAAAAAGCAACAGAAGTCGCTGAGTCAATATTTATCTGCAATTGTGGTAAGGAATATACAACCAGACAGGGATTATGGAAGCATAAAAAAATTTGTAATTATCAAGAACCTTTTATTACAAATACCTTTCCAATTGAGATGCAATGCGACATTATTCTTGAGATTGTAAAACAAAACAAAGAATTCAAAGAATTCAAAGAGATAATGATTGAACAGAATAAACAAATTGTAGAGCAAAACAAGAAACTTATAGAACTTGCAGAAAAAGAACAATGTAATACTAATAACTCTAATTGAAACACAATTTGGTAAATGCAAATAATATTATGAAATTAAACATATTTATAATATTATTATAATTATTCTTCCTCTACATCACTGAAAAGCAAATCTGTATGAAATAACTCATTTAATACTTTGTTTGCAAATGGCATATAATCATTCTTGCATAAACATAGACTTACTCCTTGCGACATTGCCAATGCCATTTGAAATTTTACAAAATCATCGCTTACGTATAAATCATGCTTTTTCAAATTATTATTAGTCAAATATTCGTTAAATTTTTTCATAAACTCATATATTTTCAATTGACTTGCATCCTTTGAATTATGAAGAGCTTCTTCTATTAAACTACTCGCCTCAGCATATAATTTATTTCTAAGTTCAATTGGAACATTTTGAAATGTTTCACGAGGTTCTATAAACGCATTTAAAATTTTTTCGGCCAAATTTCTGCTTGTTTCTGTAAACATATTACTTATAATTTCTAAAAAGTGTTGAGTTGTTTCTTTATTTACTCGTGTTACTATTCCAAAATCTATTAACCCTATTTGATATATAGGGTACTCTTCATTTTTTATAAAAAGAATGTTTCCAGCGTGTAAATCACCATGAGTCACGCTATCGTTTATAATTGAAACAAAACCATATTTTAAAACAAGTTTTGCATACTCATCATAATCTTTTTCATCCAGTTTTGATATGTGAACGCCTTTTATGTAATCCATTATAATAATACCGGGATACTCTTTTGTTGCATAGTCGTAAACGCCTGGTATCTTTACATATTTCAAGTTTTTATAGTTTTTTGCCATTTCAATTGTATTTTTAACCTCTTCACCAAAATCCAGTTGTTGACGTAATAAGCAAATATTCTTTTTAATTAAATTAGGAATATCAAGCATATTAAATTTCGGAATAAATGATAATAACTTAACAAAGAATAATAGCTTTTCAATCGCGTCATCTAACTTCTCATCAATATTTTTCCTCTTCATTTTAACAATAACTGTATCGTTATCTACAGTCCTCATCTTATAAACCAGGGAAATCATTCCCGATTTGATTGGTATTGTGTCATTTTCGGGAGTCAAATAATATTTTCTTATTACATCATCAAATAAATCTTCGTCAATGTCATCATCTGTGTAAGGAACAGAATCGGTGTATTTTAATAACTCTGCATTCATCGCACCATCAATTAAATTATTATTGAGAGAAATTGCCTGAAACATCTTGACATATAATATATTTTTTTGTGACAGATTCCTAGCAACATTACGAATAAATTCACAATAATCTCCCTTCATTAAAAAACAAATATATTCACAGAAAAAATTGGCAGCAACATCAATTACAAATCCTACGTTTGAAATTGTTTTTGTTATATTAGTTAACATTGCTAACATTTTCTATTTATATAATACCTATTTTCTCTATAAATTGTTTGGTTCTTAAAAATATTTTTCCAATAATAGTCGTCGCAAGCCTTTCCACAAAATCAGGAAATTCGCGGTTTCCATAAAAGTTAGTAATTGTTTTAATGCTTACTTTGTGCGGATTAATAAAATTACATACAGTTGTTACATCAGAAATAGGCAAAAGCTCGGCGGCGGCGGTCGTCTTTAAATTGCTTTTTGGCAAATTGTTATTTGTCGTTGTTTTAAAAATGATTTTTTTATCGTGTTGTTCAAATATGATGTCTAAATGGGCGTATTTTTGTGTAAGACCAAAATCATTGAAAAAATGTTTGAATAATATAAAGACCGTTGCGGAACCCTCGGAATGACGTTCAATATAAAAATCTTCAAATATATCTGCTTTATTTATTTCGTGTATAATTTTAATAAAATCCAAGTTGATAATTTTTTCTAATAAAATGTTCTTATTTTCAATTTCATACTCAAATTCATAACTATTTTTATTTATTCTTGTCATTTTGTAATCTTTTTTATCCATAATTACTTTTATTTCTGTCGCGTTCATTTATTACATTTAACATATAATTTAATAAATGAATTATAACTTGCATATTGTTAGTAAATCGCTCTAAACATTGCTAACGCTTTTTCTTTTTGTTCTTCATAGTTGCAAATTGGTTTTGGGTATTTTGTTTCTTTTTTATAATTTTCCCAAGTTGTTTCCCAATTCAAAATATCCTTTACTGGAACATCTTTTAACTCTGTAACCCATTTTTTAATATAATCGCAATCAGGGTCGCATTCTTGTGTCTGTCTCCATGGATTAAAAATTCTAAAATATGGCTGTGAATCTGCACCACTAGAAGAACAAAATTGCCAATTGCCGTTGTTACTCGCTGGGTCATAATCAGTCAATTTGGTTGCAAAATATTCTTCGCCTTCTCTCCAATCAATCAAAAGTGTCTTGGTTAAAAAAGACGCCACTATAAGACGAGCCCTGTTATGCATAAATCCTGTAGTATTCATTTGTCTCATTCCCGCATCTACAATAGGAAAACCGGTTTGTCCTTTAGTCCATGCGTCAAACCACCTCGCATTCTTATACCATCTAATCTTGGAGTAAGCTGGTTTCATTGGCTTTCCAAGAACATATGGGTATGCATAAAGAATGTTCATATAGAAATCTCGCCAAATTAATTGCCGGATGAGAGCATGATTGCTTTTGAAAGCTTTGTAAACTTCGCGGACACTAATGCATCCAAATTTAATATATGCTGACAAAAGACTTGTCGGCTTTCCAACTTCGTCGTGTGTTTCTACATAATGCTTCTGCGTTTTTAATGCAGTTTTCAAAGTCTTTATAGCATCCGGTCTGCCTCCATGAACAAGGATGTTTTCGTTGCCTTTTGTAAAATTAGAAAGTGCTGTTGCGAGAGAAATAGTATTTGAAATATGTTTGCTTGATTGGCTAAATTTAATTTTATGAGCTTTAGTTGGAGACTGAATTTGTTTTTTTAATGATGCATGATAATAAGGTGTAAATTTCTTATAAGGCGTTCCTCCACCACTCAAAATTGTTCCTGGCTCGTGCAAATAATAATCATGTGCTAATTCACACTCTATTTTTTTCTTCTTGCAAAGGTCTACAATGTCTCGGTCTCTCTCTAAAGCATAAGGAGTATAATCTGCATTAAAGCAGACATAGTTAATGTCAAGCGAATCAATGCAGTCTAAAACAACTTTGTTGTTAGAACCATAAAAAAAGAGTAATTTTCCACCCTGTTTATGAATATCTGAAGCCAAATTACCTAAACTTTCAATCATAAATTGAACAGCATTATTTGATTTATATTGATTTCCACTACCTACTTGTTCAGGTGTAAAAACAAAAATAGTATATACATTTTTACATTTGGAGTTTATAAGATTGAGTCCATTGTTATCTACAATTCTGAAGTCTCTGCGAAATATGAACAATCCATTTTCATGCATTCTCTTGTTACTATATGCTTCTATTTATTTTTTTTAATTCAAGCCAAAATTTGCACTGCATTTTTAACATCAATTGCTACGTTTCTCATGTGGATTATCTCATCACTCCAGCAGTGCGAACAACCTTCGCTTCTGCTTAAATTCCATTCCAGTCTTGATGCATTGTTTGTAAATATTCCATTGAAAATCTTGGATGCTCGCTCTTGGTGAAAATCTGAAGTGGTTATGACAATTTCAACCGCCTCCGCGTCGCCATATGACTCAGTCATCCACTTTTTCAAATAGGCAAAATTCTCTGCTGTGTTTTTGGCTTTCTCGTCCAACACAATCTTGCCTTTAGACCCTGTAATTTTTTCTCTCATTTGCTCCGCCTCGGAAGCCATTTGGGACACAACATTTTTCACGCCACCAGTGACGAACCAAACAATCTCAGTATCGTCTAATGAGCTTACGTAATTAAGAGCTGCAGCAACACGTTCTTGTTGAACATCTTGAATGGCACAACCAAGCACCACCATGACAGTTGTTTTGCTATACACACGCACAGCAAAACAGCTAAGAATAAATAATAAGGTTTTAATTCCGAACATCCTGATAAGTTTTTGAAATTCCAAGTTCAAAAAAATTTAGTTCAATTTTTTTTAGATGTCCAAACTGACAGTGTTCTTATCGGACTTTTGGCGTCTTTTACTGCGCTTTGGCATATTGCCCTCTGACTGCAATTCCTTCAAGTCAGAAATGCTGATTGTGCTGCTATCATTAAGGCTTATGCTGTTGACATTATTATTATTTTGTGGAGGAGCTTCTTGAATATTAATTGTCTTAGTCTTTAAACCGGATAAAATATCAGAAATATCTGCTGGTCCTTTCATTTCTGCGCGAGGACCTTGTCCACGTCTAGTACTTCTGTCTCCATCATTAGCTCCAGAAAAATTCTCCCTGATATTTATTCCATCATTCTGGTTAGGGTTGAAACTACTACGTCCCATGCTTGCACCTAGGTCAGGTCTGCTATTGAAACTGCTGTTATTGCCTGGACGGCTTGAAGAAGGCATGGGTGCACCTGGACCTTGTGTGGCCATGGGTGGTGGAGGAGGACCACTCATGGATGGTTGAGGCTCCGGGTTCATCATATTATTCATAAATCCAGAGAATCCAGGACTTTGTTGACTCATAGAATTAACAGCTGCCGTTTGGAACTGACGCATCAAATCTGGATTTTGACGCAAGATATCATCCATGCCAGGCATAGCCGACTTGAACATAGTGTTGGTCATGTGCACCATCATTGCACTGCCTCCAAGTTGAAACAACAACTTAAGTTCTGGTGCCATTGATGCTTTGCTCTTATACTTCTCATAAAGTTCACCAAAAACGTCATCATAATCAGTCATGTTCTCATTCACTTGCTCACTCCATCCGTCCAATTTAACATCAAAGGGGTCAAAACGGTTATTCAAAAACTCAATACCATTAATACACGCCATAAGCATGTTGCCTTGGAATTTAATTGAATTCTGCTTGGTCTTCTCCTCCATAATCATCTCATATTCACCTTGCATTTCTGCAAGAGGAGAATCCATGCTGTATTTTTTTGTCAAGTTGACTCCCTTTTGCTCTAAAGCTTCCAACTTTCTTAGAAACTTAAACTTCTCTCGCAAAAGCTCTTCCTTGCTCATTTGAGGCTGACTGGAGATAGGCTTGTCAGGGTTAATAGGCACGTTATTGAACTTGGTAAACCCATCCCATGTTTTATTTTCAGGAGAACCTTCGGCTGTGGCCTGACCAATGGTTTTTGAAGCGTCGTCAAATCTGACAGATGGCTTTTCATCATAATTAAGAGAGAAGCCTTTGCTAAACATATCGGATTGACCTTCAAATAAATTGCGTCCGGGTTCATCTTCTACTAAATCATTTAATTCATTCTCTAAATTATTCAAATCATCAATATCAATATCACTTGAAGGGCGTCCACCACCGACTTTTTTGTTATCATTCATTAAAAGCTCAATTCCTCCGCCAAAATTAGATGACTTTAAAGATGGTCCATTTAATTCAGAAATATCAATAATTTCGCTGTCCATTCTATCTATTATGAATTAATAAGAACATATAATTTTAAGTATTACGAATTGTAAATTATATTTTCAACTTATTTACTTTTAGAAAAAGTTAAGTTACATCTCCCTTCCATTGTAAATAGCATTTGCGACATTATTAACCTTAATAAACGTAGCCTTTTCCTCAACTTCTTCCATTTTAGCTGCTCCAATATAAGTTAGTGTGGAACGAATTCCTCCTAGAATATCCAATATAGTCTGTTCTACAGCGCCACGATGCTTCAGCTTGACACACTTTCCTTCAGCCACTCTATAATTTGCAACACTTCCATAATGCTTTACCATTGCATTAGAAGAACTCATTCCGTAGAATACTTTATATGTAACATCATTTTCAACAATGGTTTCACCAGCGCACTCCTCATGTCCAGCAAACAACCCACCACACATAACAAAATCTGCACCGGCACCAAAAGCCTTGCTAAAATCTCCGGCATATTGGATTCCTCCATCAGAAATAATGAGAGCCTTAGGGGTTTTGCTCTTTTTAAGTTCTTGCCGAGTATCATAAATGCAGCTAAATTGTGGATAACCAATACCGGTTTGTAAACGAGTCGTGCAAACACTTCCAGAGCCGATTCCCATCTTAACAATATCAACTCCATGTTCATAATATTTTTCCACCATTTCATGTGTTACTACGTTTCCTGCAATAAGAGTAGCCTCAGGATAGGCACTACGTATATGGTCAATTACATAAAAAATATGACTTGAGTAACCATTTGCAATATCCAAACAAATAAAATAAGGGTTTACCTTTCCCATAATATCAACAAGATTGTACATATCATTGGGACGAGTGCCAATTGAAACTGCAAAATAATTTCTATCAAGATCGTCTGGAATATCTTCGGCCTTGTAAAACTTATGGAGGCAAGTAATAATGTGATGCTTTTGACAAACACGAGCCATTTCAATTGTTCCAGTTGTATCCATGTTTGCAATCATAATAGGAACGCCTTTCCATATACGTTTGCTGTGTTCAAAAACTATTTCTCTCTCCAAGTCTACATCATTTCTGGAATTCAGTTGACTAATTTGAGGAACGATGAGAACGTTTGAGAAATCTAGCTTTATGTCAGATGAAATCTTATCTGCGACAATAGTCAAGGGCTTATTAGATGAAAAAAGAGAAGTAATACAATCAAACATTGCGCAATACATATTATTGTGTAATGTTTTTATACTATTTTAGTTTCAATAAACCATTTTCCTTGTAAAAAGGAATCTGCTAAATCATCTTTTTTAATATGATTTTTAAAGAATGTTTCCCACGATGTATAGTTATTATTATTTGAAATACTTTCTAAACATTGCTGAATGCCTAGTTTTTTTCTCTCACTATAACTTGTTTTGAGACATGCATTCTGGTCTTTCAATTTGTTAGAAGCGGAAACAAACTCAATAGTAATGTCTTCATTTCTCATAATAAAATACTGAGAAATCATGCCTTGAACAGTTTTCATGCGATTAGCAATAGGACTAATTTGATTCTCAATAATAACGTGTGTTATCGTTGACAAATGTTCATTCAGAATGCTATCCAGCTTTCGCTTCATATTTTTGCCAATTGTAACTAAATCTATTTTTGACGCATTAGTTTCTGTTATGGGTTCAAAGCATTTTTCAAATACATAGTTATTAATTAATGCGGCTAATTCTGCTTTTTTAATGGGATTTTCATATTTTACTTTATATTTTTCCGCCAACTCATATAGTCCACTTATTTTTTGCTTATTTATAAAAGCAGGTTTTAAATCAGACGTTGGAACTTGAAATGGCTGTTTTTTACTATGTTTCAGGCAATAACATTTCCCATTCTTAATAAATTTAGCAGGTTTATTACAGTCTTTGAATTTTTCTATTTCGCAACATTTGGATTCAGATTTTTGAGTAAGATTTATACTATCCCATTTTGCAATTTCATAATTATTTGTTCCATCCTCTGGTTTGACAAATAAACAAAATGCTAAATTTTTAATTCCAACGTCTATGCTTAATACCTTCATATTCTAATAAGTTAGTATATAATAATATTGATACATGTTATTGTTTAAGTAAATCTAATTATAATAATGTTAGAATATTTTACTTCTTTTTGGTCGGTGTAATCATTTTGATGTAACTAAATAAACGCCGACAACTGTTAACGCAATGCCTAAAATTTGTTTTATAGTGTATTTCTCTTCAAATAAAAATACGCTTACTAAAAATAAAAATATGACTGATGCAACCTTTATAAACACGGAATTCAAAAAAGGCGTATTATAAGACTTGTCAAATTCGTAGATTAATAATGCAGAAAAAACTGTTAATAATGCAATTATAAAAATGCACGTGTAATGTCCAAAGGAAAGCTTTTTATAGTTTTCTATTGTTTTGTGAAACGATTTATCAAACATAAACTTATAAAGAAACACTAAAAATACAATAATGGATATGCAAAATGTGTTTATAAACAATAATTCATGTCCACTTAAAATACCCAATACATGTTTTCGGAAATAAGGATTTAATGATTTTAAAAATGTTAGACCCAATATATAATGATACATGTTGTTATAATGTATCGTTATATTATCTTTTATTTTACTGGTTTGTATTTAAAGGCGCATTCACTATAGGAGCAATCATTCTAGCCTGCAATTGTTCTCTCGTTAAATATGGTTGTTTCAAATTGCTGTTGCAATAACCATACCCAGGAACATTTGTGTCAAATGTGGATTTGAACGCATAAGGAACGTTGGATGATGGTGTTGTATTTGTTTGAAAGTGAGTTGGAAGACCCAAAGCGCTGCAAGCTTCTTGGTTATTAATTTTCATAATATTACTTGCATTATGCGTTAAGTATTGTCTATATTGCCAACTGGTGGTTATATTTTCTTGATGGCGAATGCGGTCATTTACAACCGCCTCTGGTTGCCAACTAGAATAGAGCCTACCATCGGCCATAATAGGAGGAAAATTAAAATGAATATTGTTAGATCCACTATAACATGTTGCCCAAGACATAATATATTATCATTAGAGAAAATTATTCAGAAGCCAACATTTTAAGAATAGCATTTTTCGTTGCTTTGGAGTTTTCTTGAATTAACCCTTTTGCAAGAGCAATACTTTTGAGTTTGGTCATTGACATTTTCTTATAATCAACGCTTCCGGATTCAAACTGTTCTTCTAAATTAGAAATATTAATGCTCTTAATAAAGCTCAAGTTATCAAGGGTTACATTTTCATGTAAATCTTCTTGTAATTTATGTTCAGCTACAAGATTGATATTGTTGTCTTCCTCTTTGATTTCAACGTCATTTTCGCTTTCTTCGTCTACGTCTAAATCGTCCATGTCATCAAGTTCTTGAACTTCATCTAAATCTTCTAGGTCTTCATTTGAAATTTCTGAGTTTGATGGAGCAACCAAATCTCCAAAATTAATAATTTTAACTGTTTGTGAATTATCATGTTGGTTTAATTCAATAATGTTATTCATTGATGAGTTAATATCTAAAACAGATAATTCATTTCTATTTTCATCATCATCATTATCTTCTTTATCTTCATCATCGTCTTCATCATCATCGTCTTCATCATCCTCGTCTTCATCATCCTCGTCTTCATCATCATCTTCTTTATCTTCATCCTCGTCTGAATCACCTTCATCCTCGTCTGAATCACCTTCATCATCTCCATCAGATACAGGAATTAAATTATCCACAACGGGGGTTTGTTGTTTTGAAAAAGGAACACCACCAGTTTGAGGAACGTATGACATCATTTGCAATCGTCCTCTAATAAAATTTAATTCTTCAGCCATTGTTGAAACAAGGCCCAACATAGATGCCATTTTATGATTTTGCTCCTGAAGTCGTTGAACAAAGAACATACCTAAAAGCCCAACAAGAAGTAGAGTAATTCCTAAAGAAATAAGAAATTGGACAGTAAATATATCAGATAAAGCCATTATTAACAAAGGATTATATATTTTTATTTTGAAGAAAACGAATTATCTATTATTTCTTTTGGATAATTCATGTCATTTAACACTTTAATCCCCCCACGTACAGTTGATATGCCTTTATTTAAAGAATAAGTATATTTGAAATCTTTACCCATTTTTAATGTTTTCATATGAAAATTTTCTATAGAAGGATTATTATCTAACTTTTTACATAAATCTATAAAATGTGTTGTTAAAATACAACTTACGTTTTTATACTTAATTAAATAAGTCATGAATGCTTTTGCACTTAACACTGCCTCGTCTGGATTTGTTCCTGAATATAATTCATCAAATACACAAAAATGTGTGTCTTTTAAAGTATTATCCTTTATAATATCAATAATCTCTTTGCAACGTCGTGCTTCGGCTTGAAATAAACTGTCTCTTCCCGATGTATCAGGAATGTTTAAATAACAATGAATATATTTATATGGATAAATATTAGCGCTTTCGTAAAAACCACATCCAAACTGCTGTGTAATAATAACGTTTATTAATGCAGTTTTTAATGTAGTTGTTTTTCCTGAAGCATTAGGTCCAGTGATTATTATATTTTTTTTGAATTTGAATGAATTTTTGATTGGATTATTATTAATGAGTGTAGGATAATAAGCATTTTTAAAAGCATTTGATTTTTTCTTTACGGAAAATTTCGCTAAACTAATATGTTTGTTTTTAATGTTTTGAATTAGCCCTTCCAAATTTTCAATATAACCATTGAATCCAAATGAATACAATAATGCGTCATTGTATTTTTCATCATCATAAATGTCGTAAAAATTCTTCAATACATGACCCAACTCGCCAATTTTTGCATATGAAAGCCTATATGGTGTAATTTTTTCCAAGTTATCTCTTAAACCTGCTAGAACATCTAGTTTTCCTTTTAAATTTTTATTGAATTTTTCGTAAGTTGCCAACTCAGACGAGTATAATAGAAAATTATACATTCTCGCCTCACTGCTTATAATGTAGTCTTTTATTTCATTTAAATGTGAATGAATCTTTGTCATGTTTTGATGAAATCTCATACAAGTTAAAATGTTTTGATAAATAGAGAAAACGTAAAATCCTGCAGATAATAGAATGTAAATCTTTTCCTCTATTTTAACACTTTGGAATTTAGTAAATAGCTTTCCAATAGCATGATTTGAAGCGATAGTTTTAAGTATTTCAATATATTCGTTAACAGTAAGAGTCAAGCCTTTTGCTTTTATTACAAAAAAAGGTATAATTAGTATTATAAAGGGAACGCATAATGAAATGATTGGAGCTGCCAAATTATACACACTCATAATTTGAAGAAAGTAGTCAGATTTATTCAAGTGCTCCCACATTGGCCAATCAATGTAATGATATTTCTCTTTGAAACCCGTGTCATTTTTGATTTCATCCCATATATCAATTATGCTACTTTTGGGAAAAGTAGCGCAAAATTCACTACTTTTGGGAAAAGTGGACAACAATTTTTGTGTATCTTTTAAAAACTTTACATCTGTTGTATAATAATTTGCCATTTGCTCAATAACTTTCTCAGCAAAGACGGTGTTTGGTTGAAAAGCATAATGATATAATGGTTCTCCAGCCGAAGCATCAATTGTTTTAATTAGTTCTAAATCTATTACAATGTTTTTGTTTAATTGAAATTTATTTTCGTTATAAAAAATTGGTAACTTGAAGTGCGTATTTATTTTTTCTATATTGGATATTGACATATATTATATCAAATATAGAGTTATTTTCTTTTTATTTTACGCGATTTCTGTTTATTTTTTTTTATTTGTTTTATTTTTGCGTTATTTACTTTGTTATTCCATCAAAACTGGCAGGCATCTCATTAATTTGCGTTGAATAGTGTGCCTCAATCTCCTTCATCTTTGATACATCGCGTCGTGTAATAAGATTAATTCCAACCCCCTTCCTGCCCCAACGACCACTACGACCAATTCGGTGCAAATAGTTATGCACACACTTGGGAATATCAAAATTAATAACAAGGCTTACCTGTTGAATGTCAATTCCTCGTGAAGTCACATTAGATGAAATCAACACTCGGTAACTACCTGTCCTGAAATCAGCAAACGCCTTGTCACGTTCAACCTTGTCCATACCACTGTGGATTCTGCAGACAGGGAATCCATCTTCAGTCATTGCATCATATAGCGCGGCAACTCGCTTAATACTGTTTGCATAAATAATGGTCTGTGAAACCGACATATAACTATACAAATCCTTCAATGTCAAATATTTCTGACGGTCATCCTCTACTGCAATGTAGTATTGTGAAATACCCTCCAAAGTAAGCTGCTCAGCCTTTACTTGGATTCGCACTGGATTTCTCATAAACTTGCTTGTAATTCCATTAATATGTTCGGGCAACGTTGCACTAAATAACGCTACTTGGATATCAGAATTGAAGTTCTGAAAAATATTATACACTTGCTCTTTGAATCCACTTGACAACATCTCATCAGCTTCATCAAGTATTACCAACTTAATGTTCTTTGAAAGAATGTGATTTCTGCGCATCATGTCATAGACTCGTCCAGGGCATCCAGCAATAATATGCGGAACATTTCCCTTCAAACTTCCAATATCCTCATCAATAGATGAACCTCCGACCAACACTTGAACGCGAAGATTGTTAATCATTGAACCAATTCCTTTCATAACATTTGCGGTTTGAATACTAAGCTCCCTAGTTGGAGATAGACACAAAATTTGAGTCGTATCACTCTCAGTATTTACGCGTGATAAAGCACCAATGGTAAATGTTGCGGTCTTTCCAGTTCCAGACTGGGCCTGCGCAATAATATCCTTTCCAATAATAATAGGTTTAATTGCCTTTTTTTGAATAGGACTGGGTTTTTCAAACCCATAAGCATAAATTCCTCTTAGCAAATTGGTATCAATCTCTAATTCATCCCAATTATTGATTTCGTAAGAAGAATCGTATGCTTCCTCTTCGATAGGCGTTGCGTTGTTTTCTTTTTCAAGCGACATAATATATTAATGTTATTATATTTAAATGCATTTTGTTTAATATCAATTTTTTTTGGAATTGAAGCTTAATGGGAACGCAAAATATATAAAAAAAAATTGATATAAATGCAACTATAATAAATATAACAATATCATGACTATGGCAATGAAATATAATTTGCAAGATTTTAATGATATCACATTTAATGGATTTGACATAAAACTTCCTGAGGAAACTCTAATTATAATTACAGAATTATCGCAGCAAGTTGGCTCTCCTACTTATATTAAAACACCAACATTTCAAAAGCGCGAAAATATTTTGAATATGGCACCTGAATTGTCGGCTGATTTTAAGAAGAAGAAACGAGGAAAACCAACAGAGGTTCTTAATGACGCCGATTGGGAGACAATTAGAACTTTTCAAACCACCAAGATTGAACAGAAAGTTGGTGTTGATGCACAAATTGATTTGTTGCGGTTCTGGTTGAATAAGATGACTGACAAGACCTTTCTTGAATCTTGTGATAATATTCTAGACATTTTAAATCAACTGAATCAAGAAGGAACTGCTAGGGCCGATATGATGCGTGTTGGAAATGCAATCTTTGAGATTGCTTCTAACAACAGATTGTTTTCAAAGCTATATGCAGAACTATATTGCAAACTTATCAGCAATTTTGAGGTGATGAATGATGTCTTTAATGATAATTTGGCAACTTTCATGGGTCTATTTAACAGCATTGAATACGTTGACCCTGAGAAGGATTACGATAAGTTTTGCAAAGTAAACATTGACAATGAGAGAAGAAAGGCTCTAAGTTTATTCTTTGTTAATCTTACGACAAATAAAATTATTAGTGAAACCCAGTTGCAAGAGATGGCATGCAGTTTGTTAAGGATGTTGGTTGAATTTATAAAGGTAGATAATAAGAAAAACGAAGTAGATGAAATTACTGAGAATATCTCAATCTTGTTTTCGTATAACAAGCAACTTTTTGAATCATGTGATGAATTATTTGATGGAGAAAAGTTTGTTGCGACAATTGAAATCCTGGCTAATTGCAAGGCAAAGACTTATCCTAGTTTGTCTAGCAAGGCAATCTTCAAGTTTATGGATTTGATTGAAATGTAAAAACAATATTTTAAGAATAATAATATTAAACAAATCTTGATTAGTATTATTAGATGACGAATGATAAAAACAAAGAAAATATAACATTTTTTTTGAATGACAAAACAGAATGCGATGATGATTTAATTGATCTTTATAAATTGCAAAATGATTTGAACGACATTGAAATATATGGTCAACATCCCGTGCCTGCAAACGAAAGTGACGACATTTTTTTACAGATGAAAGATTATGAAATAAACTACACCGTAAAACAATTGATGTTAATTTGTGAATATTATGATATTTTGAAGGATGTTCGTGCTAATAAAGCCAAAAAACAAGATATTATAGAACAGATATTGCTCTTTGAAAAAAATATGGAAAACTTTGAAATAACAATGAAACGCAAAGAATTGTGGTATTATATAAATGAATTAAAAAATGATAAAATGATGAAGAAATTTGTTATTTGGGGATAAACATAATTAAATAGTTTTAATTATCTTTATAAAATATAGATGGTATTATCAAAATTAGACAAAGCACTTAGTTATCCAGAGTTAAAAAGTATTGATCCTGATGATTTTAAAACTGAGGCAAATTTATATGAAATTGAAGCTAGAGACGTGGATATTATTATTGCTGTAGGTCATGCAAAGAAAAATTTTGAGGATAAAAATATAACATATTTTCCAGTTTATTTAGTAAAAACTAACAATAAGGTGATTCAAATTGGTGTGTATGAGTTATTCACAACAGATTTACTTAATTATATGGACGAAGAGGGAAATTTAGAAGTTGAAAAATTAGATGACCCACTTATTTATACTTTTGTTACAAAGAAAATGTTGGAAAACTTAAGGTTAGTACCTGTGTCTGTTTCAGAAAAAGAAGATGGAGAAGATGAAGAAGATGAAGAAGATGGAGAAGATGAAGAAGAAAGTTCGGAGGAAGACCAAATAAAAGAAGCCAGTCCAAGCAAAAAACATGTATCTTCCTCATCAGAAGAAGCATTTGAACGTCCAAAAATTCCAAAATTGCGAGAAGACGTTTTTATACAGTCGGAAGCGGTAATTCCTATACTGCCGCATTTAAATGAAGAATCCAAATTAGACGCAGAGGCAATCAAGGGAAAATATAAACAATCTACAGGCGAAACATGGATTGAAACGTTTATGAAAAATAACAAGTATGGTATTATAGATAATGAGGGAGGCGGTGATTGTCTTTTTGCTACTATTAGAGATGCGTTTTTGCAACTTGGTCAACAAACAACAGTTCAGAAGTTGCGAAAAAAATTGGCAGCAGAAGCCGATGAAAAGCTTTTTTTAAATTATAAAGACCATTACGAAATGTATAATGCGGCAATTGTTAGAGCTACAAGCGATGCAAAGGAATTGGAAATTGAATATGAGAAATATAAGAAACTTTATAGTGAAACCTTGGATAGAACCGAAAAGAAGCAATTTATTGAAGCTGCTAAAAAGGTAAAGGCACAACGGGATAAAATATTGAATGACAAAAAGGTATCTCAAGACATGTTGAGCGAATATAAGTTCATGAAAGATATTAATACACTTGAAAAATTCAAGAAGAAAATTCAAACGTGCGAATTTTGGGCGGAAACATGGGCTTTAAGCACACTTGAACGCATTTTAAACATTAAATTTATTCTTTTGTCAAGCGAGGCATATAAGGCTAAGGATTTTGCAAATGTTTTGAACTGTGGTCAGCTTAATGATGATATATTACAATCTCGGGGTGAATTCAATCCCGAATTTTATATAATGGTTGACTTTTTAGGATGGCACTATAAATTGATTACATATAAGAAAAAATACTTGTTTAAGTATTCCGAGTTACCTTATGATGTTAGAAAACTTGTTGTTGATAAATGTATGGAAAAAAATAGCGGTGCATTTGCATTAATTCCTGAGTTTATTAAATTTAAAGATCAATTTAGCACGAAAGGTGTTTGCAAGTTTGAGGAATTATCAGATGCTAAAATTCGCGGATTATATGATGAGGCGGTTGTTTTTCAATTCTATGATAAATCAGCTGATGGTAAATTACCTGGAAAAGGTTCAGGTGAAACTATTCCCAAGGAGGCTGTCCATCAATTTTCCAATTTAAACGCCGTAAAAGACTGGCGAAGAAAACTAGACGATTTTTGGATTGAGCCTAATAAGACGTTTGTTCTAGATGGTCATCGATGGAATAGCGCCGAGCACTATTATCAAGGGTCCAAATTTAAGGAATCTAATCCTGAGTTTTATTTGTCATTTGCGGCCGAATCGGGAACAGAATTATCAAAGAATCCCGAAATGGCTAAGGCGGCTGCGAGCTCTTCTGGCAAATACAAGGGAACGCTTTTGAGACCTTCAGAGGTTTCTATTGACGCTACTTTTTATGGAAAACGAAAGGAGAAGGAATTATTTGACGCAATATGTGCAAAATTCACCCAGATTGAAGAGTTGAAACATGTGTTACTAGAAACAAAAAATGCAAAATTAATGCATTATTTGAAGGGAAAGGATGCGGAATTAGCAGAACAATTGGTCATGGTAAGAGATAAAATCCGTGGACCTACGTTAAGTATTTAGAATTAGATTTTTAATTTAATTACAAATTTTTTAATATCATTTATTTGTATACCATGAGCATTTCAAATACTCGATATGGAGTTGAGGCTCTTGAAAATGTTCAAGTAGATGCTAGCAATAATACAGCTATTGGAGCGTGGGCGTCTTTAAATACTTCTACAGGAATTCATAATACAAGTTTGGGTTCTAATGCTCTTTTGAAGAATACTGCAGGAAATTATAACGTTGCACTTGGTACAGCTGCATTATGTTTTAATACAACCGGTAGTAGTAATGTAGCAATTGGAACTAATGCATCACAAAACTGTGTAACTAATTCTAATAATGTTGCTGTTGGAGTTCAGGCTTTATATAATAATACAGCCGATGGTAATACTGCGGTTGGTTATCAATCATTACAGTTAAACACAACTGGAAACAAAAATGTAGCGGTTGGAAATCAAGCATTATATTCAAACATAATCGCAAGTGAAAATGTAGCAATTGGTCATTATTCGTTACAACTTAATACTGGTTCATTTAATGTAGCTGTCGGGTCTTATGCGCTAAATAAAAATACAAGTGGACAATTTAATGTTGCTGTTGGAGTTGATGCCTTACAAAATAATACTGTTGATTATAATACAGCGGTTGGTTATCAAACATTAGAGGTAAATACAAATGGAAGCAGTAATGTAGCGGTTGGGTATAAGGCATTAAATAAAAATACATCTGCTAGATATAATGTAGCAATTGGTGATCAGGCATTATATTTAAATACAACTGGTGAAAATAATACAGCGGTTGGTAAAGATGCAGGTGATACTCTAACAACTGGTTCAAATAATACTTTAATTGGATATAATGCACAGTCGTCTAGTGCAAATGTTAACAATGAAGTTACCGTAGGAAATAATTTAAATAATGTATATAGAATATATGCTAGTAGTTGGACAAACATAAGTGACGCTCGCGACAAAAAAGATATTGTAACTTTAGAAAATGGTTTAGACTTTGTTAGTAAGTTGAACCCAGTTTCATTTGTATGGAATATGAGAGATGGTGGAAAAGTAGATGTTCCTTCTCATGGATTTATAGCGCAAGAATTACAACAAGTTCAGAAAGATACTGGACTAACTATTCCTGATTTAGTGTATGAATCTAATCCAGATAGATTAGAGGCTGGTTACTCAACACTTTTACCAATCATGGTCAAATCCATCCAGGAATTAAAGGCCGAAGTTGATTCATTGAAAGCAGAATTAGCTGCTTTGAAAGGTTAAATGATTGTCTAGTTTTATTTTTTATTTAACAATTGCGCATTTATAAGGAACATTAAAGGTTTCCGCGCACCATCTGCTAAATCCTGACCCATGGTCATAACACGAGTAAGCAAAAATTCTTCCTGAATAAGCCATTAAATAAAAATCCAGCATTGTGTTTTTTACACTTTCATCTGTCAATGTAACTCCTTCACCTGAATGCGTTATTTCTTTGAACTCCGCTCTAATTTCAGGAAATAACAACACTATCTTTTCCTTCAGACTTATGCTATCAGAGAGAAGTAAGTATTTGTATTGTGGTTTATAAATTCTATAAATCTCACCCAGAATGCATCGCAGATATTCTACATTAATATATTCGTTATGAATTAACATATTATCACCGCTTCTAACATGTATGACAATATAATTTTTTAAAACCAATTGCATGTTTTTAAGTGTATTTAAAATATAACGCTTAAATTCATCCGTAGGTTCTAGTAATGAACGCATGCAAAGTTTTTGCTCTTCTGTAATTTTAGAAAAATTAAAACTTATTACATAAACTCGCGCAACTTTTGATTCAAATTTTTGTTCTTTTAAATAATTAATAAAATCATCAATAATTTCTTCGTTTTCATTCTCACCGGAATGAAAGTTATTTTTTTCAAAAAAATTAATTTTTAAATCTGAATCCAATTCTGATTCCAATTCTGATTCCAATTCTGATTCCAATTCTGATTCCAATTCTGATTCCAATTCTGGTATATTTGAATATAATTTTAAATATTTGCGAAATGGGTGATTTAGTTGAACATCACATTTTAATTTATATCTCTCGCAAAACTGTATTAAAAAATAGGTTCCTCTAATAAAATCGCCAAATCCTGAAGCTTTTACATTATTATTATATTCTTTCTGATACACGTTAACAATTTTGCGTATATTTTTTCTAATATACTCAAGACGTCTATCTATTTCTGGTTTTATTTTTAATGGTAAAATATAATTTCCTGCTTCAACTTTTGGTAATATTTTTTTAAATGCAATTGAATTTTTTTTTATATTTTTTTCAGCCTCATCAATTTCATAGTCTGTTTCCTTTTCTTTGTTTTTACTGTTTTCATTGTTTTCATTTTTAAAAAAATTATAATTAGTTTGAAATTCCTTTTTAAAACGTGAATTATCTCTATCTAATTCATATTTTAATTTATCTGTTTTAATTTTATTGATACTTTCTTTAAAATTAAAATTCATTACTTAGATACTTTCAAGAGAAATAATTTTAACAAATAACACAGCAGTTTCCATTATTTTTTAAAGTTTTGCTAAGTTTAATAAGAGAAATACTTGAGTCCACTAATGCGTTAAAACACTCTGTAGTGCTTTTAACGCTTTCACACTCAAATGTAAGTAGTTTTTCTGTTAGCATAATATTGAACACTAATTTAATAATATCACCACACGTGTTACTTAAATCAATTGTCTTTTTTTTCAACTTTAATGTGCTAAGGACTTCGTACATGTTGGAGAATAATGACATTAATTCAGGAACGTCATCTGCATCAATCTTATTGTCTGCAACAATTTTTTTAAAAGAATCTTCTATCTTAGAAAAAAATGCTGAGTTGCCTTGAAGAATAAGAGTAATTATCTTGACTATTTCAGGATTCAATTCATATTTTGATTGCAACTCTGATCTTACTGAGATTAAAATAAGTAGGTTTAAGAGAGATTTCATCTCAAAAATATTTTCAATCTCTGGTTTTTCAACAATAGGTTCTTGAGGTTCAAGCGTAGCGGTGGGTTCAAGCGTAGCGGTGGGTTCAAGCGTAGCGGTGGGTTCAAGCGTAGCGGTGGGTTCAAGCGTAGCGGTGGGTTCAAGCGTAGCGGTGGGTTCAAGCGTAGCGGTGGGTTCAAGCGTAGCGGTGGGCTCTGACTCAGACTCTATCAATTTTGAAAATTGAACAATGACGGATTCCAACTCTTCTACTGTTTTTACCGCTTCAGAAATGGTATTTTCAACTTTTTGTGCCTCATCGTTTGAAACCTCTTCCTTGGGAACATCTTCATTGGATTCTTCCTCTAACCCCTCCTTCGTTTTCTCCTCCTTTGGTTCCTCCTCCTTCGGTTCAGAAGCTGGAATTTCAGATGGTATTTCGTCAATAATAACATTTTCTGTTTCAATTTCAATTTCTTCTTGTTTTATTTTTTTTGCTTTACCTCTAGGTTTCTTTTGTGGCTTGGGTTCCATTTATAATAGTTATATAGATTTTAATTTTTAAATAATCTATATAAAGTATATTATTTGTTTTCCGGATTATTTAATGCAGTTTGAACCAATCTCGTTTAATTTAGGAGCCTGCGAATATGGGCAGCAACCATATCTGGTTCCAGCACATCCACCAATAGAAGGTTGAGGAGCAGGAGCAGGTGTTGGGGTTGGATTGGGAACAGGAACAGGCGTTGGTCTTGTTACCACAATAACGTGTCCAGCAAGAATAATTGCCAATATGATTATAAGAAGTGCAATAATAATTATTTCTAATAAGTCCATATATATAAAACCGATATAAAAAAATAAAAAGTAAGAATATAATAGATGCTGAAGCTCACTAAAAATAGCGAATTATTAATGTCTTTTTTTTTAGAAAAGAAATGCATTAATCATTCGGAACAAACCGCTAAAACCAATAACATTTTGAAGAAATTGTATCATGATATAAAACGAGGAGAAACATTTGTAAAAGCACAGAAGGCAAAGGAAGGCAACAGTTTTTATAAATTAAACGTGACAAAGTTAACAAATGTCTCACAGATTCCAAAACCTAAATCTTTTAATCCAGGAAGTTTTCCTTCAGAAATAAGAGAGCACATTGACAACAACATGTTATATAATTTATCGTATACTTTTTCTCTCATGGACAGAGAAATCAAGGTGCATTTTATTGTTGAAGAGACAAGTCCCGAGTATCAGATTGAAATCTACAACGAGTATATAGAGAAGATACTTATCTGGTTGCATATTATAAATGATTATGCTTCAAAGAAATGCTCCAAGAGACTTGTATTATATTTATATTTTACTTCTCTCAAAAAAAAGCTTCCAGAAAGTAAGATTCATATTTTAAATCATAATAATGTTAATACTGCATTTACTTATACTTGCCCAGTTGACTCTGAAATTGTTGTTTTTAGGAGAGAAGAATGGTTCAAAGTATTAATGCATGAAAGTTTTCATAATTTTGCTCTAGATTTTTCAGACATGAATACAGAAGATTGCACAAAACATATTCTCTCTATTTTTAATGTTAAATCTGATGTTAATTTGTATGAAGCATACACGGAATTTTGGGCTGAGATAATGAATGCTGCATTTTGCAGTTATTTCTTTTTAAAACGTTCTCCCAATGAAACTGAACTTGATGTTGTTTATGAATTTTTGTCAAATTGCGAATTTTTTATTAATTTTGAGAGAACATTCAAGTTTTTCCAAATGGTAAAGACGTTGGATTTTATGGGACTAAAATACAAAGATCTATACTCCAATAGTTCTGTTTCCAGGACCATGAGAGAAACTTTGTATAAGGAACATTCAAATGTTCTCTCTTATTATATTATTACTACAATTTTAATGAATAACTATCAAGGGTTTCTCTCATGGTGTAATACAAACAACCTTTCTCTCCTCCAATTTAAGAAGACTTCGTCAAATATGAGTTCATTCTGTCAGTTCATTGAGAGAAATTATAAAACAAAGTCTATGATAGAATCTGTTGCATGCATGCAGAGATTTTATTATAACGTTAAAAGAACTGATAAACTTGGAAAAAAAACTAAAATTATGGATTTTATTTTGAATAATATGAGAATGTCACTTTGCGAGCTTGGCTAGAATTTTTTTCTATAGAGTTTATTTTTATCTACGTGAAATTCTGAAAAATGCCATTTTCTATTATATTATATTATATTGTTATTGAGTGTATAAAATAATATACACTCAATAATTTACTGTTTAACGTGTGAGTTACTTTCTTCTTTTTCCACCCTTTCTTGTCTTTCTTCCTTTTCTTCCTTTTCTGCTTTTTCTGCTTTTTTTGGTGACTCTCTTTTTTCCACCTCTTCCAGTTCCAAACCCAGATTCAATGTCAGCAGAACCAGTTTCCATGGCTTCTAATTCGTCACTTGTATTGTAAGTAGGGTTGGGAGCTGTTGTGTCATTCATCATTTCAATTGGAGGAGCAGAGGGAGCTGTTGTGTCATTCATCATTTCAATTGGAGGAGCAGTTGGAGCCGCACCTTCCTCCATGTTACTTAACTCCGCAGTAGTTGATCTTCCCAACATTGGCATCTCACTAGTAGTCATGCCAGGTCGGCCCTCTTCCATTGCTGTTAATTCTCCACTAGTTTGACGAGTCATTGTTAGTTTTCCTTCGCCGCCTCGTCTTCTGCGAGACATTTTTCCATTCTTTCGCCTAAAAGTTTTAGAACGCATTTATATATTATGTTGAGAACAAAAACTTTTACCTGGAATGGGATTTCTTCTGCATTTCTTATTGTTTTTATTTCTATGTTCACAAATATATTTATAACACCCATCACCGGTTGATTTTTTATTAGCTTTCCAAGCATTGCTAGCTGCATCAAAATCAATATTTATTTGATATTTTTCTTCTAAATAACGAGTTCCACTGCGAGTCTTCATAATTATATTTTATTATTATGAAAATACGTTTAAGCGCATTAACCAAATAATGTTTTATAAAAGAAAAATTGAAACCATTAATGCTACAGTTAAATGGAAAATAAAACTGTTAAACCAAATTCATTAAACATGGGAATTAAATATCTAAATAGCTTTTTAAAGGACAATTGTCCTACATCTATCAAGTGCGTCTCAATGGGGGACTTGTCTGGCAAGAAAATAGCAATTGACGTCAGTATTTATCTTTACAAGTATGTTAGTGATGATTGTCTTGTTGAGAATATTTATCTAATGATTTCCATATTCAGGCATTATAATATTATTCCAATTTTCATATTTGATGGGAAACCACCAGCTGAAAAAAGGGAACTATTGAAACAAAGAAAGGATGACAAGAAGGTTGCAGAGAATGAATATAATCGTTTGAAACAGTGTTTAATGTATTCAATTGATGAAACTGACAGACATGAAATTATTACAAACATGGATTCATTAAAAAAGAAATTTATGTGTGTGAACAAGAAACATATAGAACTTGCGAAAGAGTTGATAAAGAGTTGTGGTGTTTCATATTATGTTGCTCCAGGAGAGGCAGATGAGTTGTGTGCATTGTTGGTAATTAAGAAAAAGGTGTGGGCCTGTTTGAGTGAAGACATGGACATGTTTGTATATGGGTGTCCACGAGTTCTTAGATATTTTAGTTTATTGAATCATACTGCTGTATTGTATAAGATGAAGTATATTTTACAAGAGTTGTCAATTAATCAAAAAGAGTTTCGCGAAATGTGTGTGTTGTCTGGTACAGATTATAATATATCAAACGATTCGGTTAATGGACCAAACCTGCAAAAAACAATAAAGCTTTTCAAGAAGTATAAAAAGGCCAAAAACTCTAGTGAATTCTACGAGTGGATTCAAAAGCACGATGAAACTTATATTGAAAATTATGATTCGTTAAAAAATGTATATAATATGTTTGATTTGACAAATAACAACAATATTAATTTTAATGTCTACGATAAAATTCGCATTGTAAATGTAAACGTTGACAAAGATGCATTACACAAAATTTTGAAGGATGATGGTTTCGTGTTTCCATGCGAAGCATAAGTATTTGAAAAATATGTAATTTAATTAAAATTGCATTTTTTTTTGTAATTTAATTTTTTTAGACTTATTATTGGTTTTTTTTATTTTTTAATAATTTAATTTTTTTAGACTTATTATTGGTTTTTTTTATTTTGTTTTAGTTTGCCTTTTATTTGGGGTGTTTAAGCGGTGGCCTCAGCCTTCACAGACTTGGCGAAGTGGGGGCTCATGAAACGCTGAAGATTAAAGTATGTGAGCTCATCCTCCTTCTTCAGCTTAAGAAGAGCAGCAAGCTTGGCGTCGGGGTTAATCTTGCGACCATTCTCCTTGTCTTGGAGGTTGTTGGTGCGGATGTAGGCGTTGATGTCGCGAGTGACTGCGGTGCGAGCCATCTCAGTGCCCTTGTCCTTGCCAAGGAAAGATGCAAGCTCATCGCTGATGCGGGTAGGCTTCACAAAACCACTGGGGGCACGGTTGCCTGACTTGCGCTTGCGCTTAGAGCTCTGCTTCTGGGCAGTCTTAAGCTCACGTTGCCACTTCTTCTCAAGACCCTTGTATTCAGATTTGAGTGAAGAGATAAGAGAAGCAAGCTGCTGGAGCTTTGCATTGAATTCAGTGGATTGCTCAAGGATGGAGGCCTCAAGGGAATCAGTCTCGGGGACAGTGGCCTCAACAGGGGTGGTGGGAGTGATAGGGGTGGTGGGGGCGGGGGCGGAGGTCTCAGCAGCGGGGGCCTTGGCCTTCTTGGGTGCCTTGGGAGCCTTAGCAGGGGCCGCAGAGGCGGTAGTCACAACGGGTGCTGACTCAACGGGAGCATCGGAAGATGTCTTAGACTTAACAGTTCTTGCCATTCTATACTATACCTAGGCGACTACCTTTTAAGTTGGTTTCGGGTCTAATATATATATTTGTGATGCCACCCAATCACAAATATATACTATGAAATTCTAAAAGTGAGACACTGATTGAAAAAGCCAAGGAAGCGATGAAGCAGCATTTTCACTAACTAATGTCAAAGCTCCAAGCACATAATAGGCTCCTAAAGTTCTACTATCCTTGTCAACGCCAGTATTAACGAGTTTTTCTAAAATAGTTAAAACAATTTTTTTTACATTGTCATTATTTTCTTCACTATGTAAATAAGAAAAATTAATATTCCTAAAAGGGTCGCCAACTGGAGGACAAATTTTCTTTTTCATTTCACTTGTTAGTTGCGCTCTATATGACCAAATATCAATAAGTTCTCTCACAAATTTAATCATTTGAGTCCTTGGTAGTAATGAAAACCACGACGGGTCGCTATAATTTCCTAAAGAATCAATATTTTGAAATAAATCAAGTGTCCTTAATTCTACCGATTTTTCATTTGATACGACTTCGTCTTTAATGTCAATATCAATTTTAACATTGAGAACTCTGCTCACTCTTATTAAATTTCGCATTTCTTGAATTACATTTTTTGTGATATCGTTGCGGTTATATGGATTTTTCACCTGTTTTCCTGATTTCAAAATCAAGTTATAGAGAGAAATAATATCAAAACCATAAATAAAACCATCTGCATCCTTGTAGCTAAAAAATTGCGAATAATCTAACTCGGACATTGTGTCACCAGTTAAAAAATCACAATCATTTGTGCACATTTTTCTATTCATAAATGCTGGTCCATGTAATTTGTTGCATTTGCGTTGTAAAAACCCTCTAAATATTTTTTGAACGTGGACGATAGTTTTTGATAACTTTAAAAAAACATAAATTCGTCCTAAAAGCTCATTTTTGTTGCCAGAAACTTTCAACTTATATTGCTTTGCAAACAGCTTCAATTGTTGCACGTTGTAATTATATTTAAAAAGAATATCAGCATTTTCAACTGTTGGCAAAGATAAATTATCATTTGTAATTTTTTCTAGTTTTTTATGAGTTGGCATCATTTTTTCACACTTTGAAAATAGAATATTATTATAATCTTCTATTGGAATAACAGAAATAATAGTATTGTTCTTTTTAATAAAATTTATATCCGTATACTTTCCGCTAATCATTTTTCTTATATATACATTATAGAAATCTTTTTGAACCTTTTATGAACAATATTATTAATTAAAGACGTGAAACCATATTTGGTGTCATTGAATCAAATGTATTTTCTTTTCTAATAACATTTCAAAAAAAAATTGATTTAAAGATAGCTCCTTTATTATATGTATCATAGCAAGCATGGCCGAGACAATCGTTGACGGAACCCAATTTAGCGCTCAGAATATTCGTTATTCTGTGCCCAAGGCTAATACATCTGGTGGTAAAAGTGTCAATATTCTTAATAATTCTACTAATTCTGGTCTTAGAATCGCAACACCTCTGATGCTCACGTGGGGAGCAAGTGAGTATGAGGGAAATGGTAAGTTTGAAATGTCGTTGCAATTTCCTCGCGGCGAATACGCAAACGCCGACACTGACGCGTTTCTGAGAAATATGCAGACACTTGAGGCTAAGATTAAGGCTGATGCTCTTGTCAATTCTAAGGATTGGTTTGGCAAGCAGCACACCAGCCCTGATGTGATTGATGCCCTCTACACTCCTATGCTCAAGTATTCCAAGGACAAGCTCACGGGAAATCCTGACCTGACCAAGTCGCCTACGCTTCGCGTGAAGCTTCCTCTTTGGGAGGGTGTCTGGAAGTGCTTGATTTGTGACGAGGACGGCAAGAAACTGTTCCCTGGGGAGCCCACTAAGACTCCGCTTGACTTCATCAAGAAGGGCACTCATGTAGCAGTCATCATGCAGTGCGGTGGTATCTGGTTTGCAAATGGAAAGTTTGGTGTCACATGGAAACTTGCTCAGGCAGTTGTTCAGCGGCCCAAGGGTTCGCTTATTGATGAGTGCTTGATTAAGCTAAAGCCCGCTGATAAGGCTCGCTTGGTAGCAGCTCCTGCTCCCGACGCAGATGATGATGAGCCAGTTTCCAGCACGGTTGTTGCTGATTCAGACGAAGAGGATGAGGATGACGTCCCTGTTCATACCCCAGTTATTTCACTTCCACCTTCGGCTCCAGTTGATGTGAAGAATGAGGTTGCATCAGCATTGAAAGAGGAACCCAAGAAAAAGAAGGTAGTCAAGAAGAAGGTAGCTGAGAATTAAATAAAATAAAATAAAATAAAACAAAACAAAATAAAATAAAACAAAATAAAATAAAATAAAACAAAACAAAATAAAATAAAACAAAACAAAATAAAATAAAACAAAACAAAACAAAACAAAACAAAACAAAATAAAACAAAAATTAATAAATAACCCCTTTTTTATTTGGAATAGAACATAGGTTCACTTTCAAACCCTCATGTAATTTTATTTTTTCATTTTAAACAATGATGTGAAAATGAAAAACTTATTTCTTATTTCTTATTTGCGTCTATGCTTTCTAGTGCGCTTTGTTGAACGGTTGGACTTTCTCGTTCTTTTTGTTTTTCTAGCATATCTTTTTATTGTGCGTCTTGTTTTTCCACCCATAATTGCACACATTCCTTTTTTATCGCATTTTTTTTTTATGCGTCCCAAAACTTTTTCGCTTCCTTCTCTAGTAAATGTTTCATATGCCATTGCATCTTTTGCTGGAACTAAACCGCTGTATGATGCACCTGACCTCGTCTCTGCTTCAAAATGTTCATCTGCAAGTGGTCTACACAATGGGTCATAAATTTGTAAGTGTTGTATTCTTAGAATATAACCCAATAGTATTATTTCGCTTAAAAATACGTCTGGTGTAGTTTTTGAAAATATTTTATCTAATATTAATTTAAAAGCAATGTCTTCTTTTGTTGCTCTCTGAACACCTAAAACTCTATAAAAATAATTTTCTAGTCTTGTTCTAGCACCTGGAAATTGCAAATTATTTATATCAAATTCACGTGTGTCTGGTAAAGGATTTCTATTTGGACCTCGTCCAGATTCTTTTACTGGTAAAACTAAATCCGGTATCTCAACTCCTCTTGTATCTCTCATATCAATTAAATGAAGACCTTCTCTCGGCCAGAATTCTTGTTCTTCGCCAATATTTGGTCTTAGTTGATAATGTCTATCTACACTATCAGATGATAATTTTTTAGACACCCAGATTTCTCCCATTCGTAATAATCTTGATATATCTGCTTGCCAATTTCCTCTTGTTTTTAATTCATATTCACCACCTGGTCCCCATATTTCCATAAAATTTGCTCTTAATTGTTGCTTTACAATATAGTCAAGTAAATCTAACATATCTGGAGTTACTGGCTGACCTCCTATATATTGATCAAATAACTGGTATATATTTCTGATTATTTGAACATCTGCTTCTGAAGTTGTTAATCCAGCCCATCTTTTATTTTTTTCTAACTCAACTTGCATTGGTGCTGAAGGACCTGGTAACCCCAATACCATTGTTAACGAAACATTATTTGTTATATACCTTGATAATGCTGATCTTTCTTCTTCAAAATCTTCAAATGATCTTAGAATTTCATCTAAAATTGTTGGTCTAACTCTAGCGTCTAAATCACTTCCATGCCCTGTCATAACCCAACAACCGGAAGTTGTTGGTCTTCCTTCAGGAACTAAAGGGAAAACTTGCTGAAATACTGCTATTAATTCTCTATTTGATAAATTTGCTCTTTGCAATTCAGTTTTAATACCTTCAATCAATTCAGGTTCTGCCATTTTAACGCTTAACTATATTATTCAAATATTATTTTTATAATTATATCCGACTTTTCGTCTATGTTACAAATATCATTATCTAATATTTTTGATATTCCCATTTTTCTTAAGATATATGTCTGAACTGGTCTTAGAAATAATTGGTCCAAAGGGAGTTCAAACGAATTATTACCAACTTTTATTGTTTTTGTCTTCTCTTTCAAGAGAGAAAAAGTAATTGGAATACGTTCTGTTATTAATATATTGTTATCCTCGTCTATCTCAATGTTTTCGGGCAATTCTGGATTACATTTCACTATTATATCTGATTCAAAGTACATCTCACTGTGCCACAGCGGAACAAAATAAAGCTTGTTATCTATTTGCAATTTATAAACGTTGTTCTGGAATAAATCGTTTATGCTGGGATTTAATACATAAATTTGCATGTCCTTGAATTTATTTAATAATAATTCTCTCACTTTATCCAAAGTATCATCATTTAAACGCAGTAATGCCTTGTATTTGACAAGGAAGTTATATACCGCGAGAGACTGTTCCTTATTCATATCTTCAAACAGTTTCAGTGAAATCTCTTTACAACCACTCACAATATCTTTTACAATGTTTGAAAGAAATTCATTATATTTTCCTTTCAAAACGCTATCAATAAACAAATGTAAAATTGTTGTATATCCTGTGTTTAAATTAATTTCATCAAACAATTGTTCACCTTGTTCATTATAATTATTTATAAAACTTATTTCTCTCTTCAACAATTCATAAGCATATTGAATTCTTTGAAAATGTTGTGTTGACTCCGTTGTGTTTCCATTCTTATCAGGATGATTTCGCAGTGCTAATTTATGATATCTTTTCTTTAATAATTCTTGTGATAGATTTGAAACGTTTTCTATTTCAAATATATTTAAAGCTTCTTGTAAATCCATTAATTAGTATTTTAACCTGATTAATATCTAAGTTGTAAATAGTTCAAGATTATTTATCTTGAAAAGAATGTATCAAACTAGCAATATAAAACATCAAATTCTCCATATGATAAATCGGTCTATAATTATTGTTATAATATTGGAAAAATGTATATGTTTTTATAAGCAATCCAGAAACATCCTTATCCTTGATCTTTTTCTGGGAGATTAATGTTGAAATAATATACCAGACACATTCTGTAATATCCAAGTTGTAAATGAATATATCATATAAAAGGTCTCTGAACTTCAAAAACTTCAATTCGTCTATTTTTATAATAGAATCAATAATCTTATCGCAAATAATCTTGTGTGGCATCATTAAAGGGTCAAGAATATTACTTATATTTTTTATATTTGTAATATTCTCTAACTTCATTGTATTTGGAATCTTATTTTTTATGCATTTTACATAAATAGCCTTGGTTGGCCTAGGAATGTTTATTATTTCACAGCAATTCAATATATTGTCTGGAATAAAACTAATTTTTTCAGTGATTAATATAAACTTCAAATCAATTGCACTTGCATTGTTTTGCTGCATATAACTGTAAAAGTTTTCTAAGAGCTCGCTGTGTATTTCATGAAAATACTTGCATAATATAATTCCAGACTTTTCTGTTTTTGCGGATATAATATCAATGATTTGTGTGTAAATATCATGCCATAAGAGTTTTGAGTTACATCCCAAGAGAGACATGTCAATCTCGTAGTGTATATCACTAATTTTAAAAAAATACTGCTGCTTATTGAACGTTATACTAATCTTTTTTTCATACTTCAGTTCAGTTGGACTATATTTTTTTATTGATTTCAACATCTGAGTATATTTTCCAACTCCTTGCGCACCATAGAATATCAAGTTTCTCAAATTATTTATCTTACTAGGAAATTTTTGATATATTTTATTCATTTTTGGGTGTAAATCTTCCTTTTGATTTGAAACAACATATTCTTCAAAATGGGTTTCATGAAACTTCATTATATAATAAAATGTAAGAATCTTTATTTAGTTATATTACTTATTTTATTTTATTAATTTTTGCCTTTTGTATTGTATATTATTGGCAATTTTATATTAAACACTTTTTACCATATTAAATCAGTCTAAGATGAACATAGTTAAAACAATTGACCAATATGATGACAATTACATATATTTCTGCGAACCAATTAAAAACAATGTTATGAATGATGGGTTTTTTATCAGAATTTTATATTCAACATCTTTGTTTGTGATTAATGGTATCAATCTATTTATTGAATTGAACGATGTTACTATTGATAAATATTACAATAAATACAGATGCAGTTTTAATCCAATTAATCATAAGCAAATGATTGAACGTATAAAAACAATTGAGGAAAATTTATTGAAACATGTAAATATAAGAAACAAGATTCCGCAATTCAAAATTTATGAACAACTTAAAAATGGTAATATAAAAATTTTTTCTGAGAATATAGAAAAAATTAATAATAATTTATTTATGCTTAAAATTTCAGGTATCTGGGAAACCGAATTTCATTATGGTGTCACTTATAAGTTTGTCAAGATTAACCATCCGTAGAAAAATACTTCAATATAATTCCTAAAGTTATGACTACAATAATGTTTATAATTTCCAAAAGATATAAAACTAATCCAGTTACCTTTGCAATTGAACCAGTTTCTGTGAATCTTTTATCGCGAGTTCCATTATAAAATACATACATTTGTAACATTAACAAAACTATAAAAATATTCATAAAACTGAAATAACTACTCGCAACATTTCCATTTGTTATCTTATTAAAATAAAAGCTTAACAAGTAAATCATATAAATTAGAATTCCAACTAACACTACAAATGGTCCAATTGTTATTAGATGCGAAATAATTGTAGAACCAGACTGTGACATTGTCATATTATTCATTAAATAACCTATTAATAATAGCGTTCCTGTTATAATAAAAGAATAACCAGTAATAGTTCCGGTTAAACTTGATACAGAAATTGAACCTATTGTGCATATAATGATTATTATACCTACGGCTATTAATGAGTTGTAAATATTTGAATACCAATTAATTGTCATAGTGCGCGCTTATAAATATAGTTTATATTATTTCTCTGAAATTTTGTTATTTAATGCGTCTATTTGGTTTTGCAAGTCTTTAATTTTTAATAATAAAACTGGCACCATCTCTAAATAATTTACAGATTTTACCAAAACTTCTTCGTCTGCTATAGGAACAGAAACAGTGTTTACTAAATTTGGGAAAAGTTTTTCAACATCTTGAGCTATAAAACCAAAATGTTCCCTGCATTTTTCGTCATCTTTATAATTATATTTAACAGGATTTAATAACATGAGATTGTCGGATAAACTTAAGGATAGATTAGCAATATTATCCTTTAATTGTAAATCCGACGGATTATTAATAGAACCACCTACAAATAAGTCTCCTTTAATATATACTAACGCTGTTGAATTTACAGGTGTTAAAATTAGTTGATTATTATTTGTAGTATAATTCCATGTATTTGGTGTTGGACCAATGTTAAAATTTTTAATATAAGCTGATTGATTTCCTTGTTTTCCACCATAGTTAGATTGGGCCATTTTACTATATTATACCAAAATATTTGTTTTTAATATTTAATAACCTATTTTCACATATTAGATATTAAAAAAATATTACAATAAAATATAAATGAGTAGATTCAATGTTGCAACAAACCATCCAATTATACCAAATGCGAATGAATATATGTATGAAAGGCAATTTGTATCTATACACTCTGAAGATAGAAACGTTTTGAAATTCCCATCGTCTGCCGAATTTGAAGTAGAATTACCACAAGATTATTGTAACGTTCAGGCAGTTAGATTAGAGTCATGGACCTTTCCCGCTAATTATAATACTTTTTCTCTAGGGCAAAATAACCTTGCATTGGTATTTGAAATAACTGACCCATATAACCCAAGCGATTGGATGATTGATAATCCAATTTTAGCAATTATATCTGATGCTTTGTTTGCATATAAAGGTCAACAATTTATTGCTGTTATTGAAGAAGGATTTTATAATCCATTTCAAATGGCCACTGAACTTACAAACAGATTAAATAATTCTGTGTCTATTTATATTACTAGTTATATTTCCCAATATGCTCCCGAACTTTTAACAGAATTTAATTTAAATGGAGGTTATGACCAATTTGTTGTTGTATATAATGAAGTTGGACAAAAATTGTGGTTTGGTAATAAAAGTTCCAATTTTAATATATCAAACAATTCAATTATATATTTAAACAGTGTTCTAAAAGACGCAATATGCTTTAGACAACAGTATCCTGATTTTACAAATTGGGGGTTGCCTTCTTATTTGGGATTTACACGTTGTGTGGCAACTACAACTACTGCGTCTAATGGTTCATATCCTAGATTTTTTTATGGTTCTGTAAATCCAGGCGATAATGGTTTCTGGTTAGTCCCTGATGCACAATACCTTGGTAATAACTCATCAATACCTGTTTACTATTTAGAAGCTCCTAATAAAATTAATCTCATGGGTAATTCATATTTTTACCTAGAAATTGATGGAATGAATAGTATTGACGAGTTAATCCCTTTTGCAGTCAATAACTTTACAGTATCTACGAATGAAACGTCTTCGGTTATTAAATCTGCCTTTGCTAAAATTGCTGTTACAACAACACCAATTGCGCAGTGGTTTGATAATAATGCTGGTCCAAGTAAAGTATATAATCCACCTGCAGAGAGAATCAGACGTTTAAAATTAAAACTAAGATACCACGATGGAACACTTGTAGAATTTGGAAAATTTGATTTTTCAATACTATTAGAATTTATATTGTTTAGACCTCAACAGAGGAGAGACTATAAGATGTTTGTTCCAGAGTCAATTGGAAATAATTAAACCACTCCATAAGTAGACTTTAACCAGTTTGTAATTGTTTTAATTGTGCAAGTCTTATAATCATCTTCAAAACCATCCAATTTTAAGAATGATGGCTTGGACATTTTGGGAGTTTTATAGAATACATAATCGCCATATTTTCCCTTTCTAATATTTATATTATTAGTAATAATTCTTATTATTCCTGATGAGCTTTCTTTTCCTGATTCGCCGATTGACGGTTGTTCTGTTCTTTCTAAGATTTCTAAGACATCGGTTAGTGTTACATTTTCCATTGGTCTGTTACCAAAGCACGCGAGAGATTTAGAGTTCTGTCCCCACGTAACATATAGCCCATATTTACCCTTTTTCAAAAAAAGTGGCTCGGCTTTGTATGTTCCCAAATTAATCTGACCTTGTTTTGCTGGTGCAATTAGTTCTTCTAATTTATATTCTCCTCGCTCCAATTTTTTCATATCAACACCTTCTTTAACTGGTAAAAAAGAAACATTATTCTTTTTACCAGACTCCATGTCATCAATTTTTTTTATAACCGGTCCATGCTTTCCAATAATATAAAAATGTTTATTGTCTATTTTGATTTCACACTTTTTCTCGTCTACTAATTTTTCACAGCACTTATTTATTTCTCTCAAACAATCCTCGCACAACTTATACCAGACTTTTTCACCTCTGCTAATTTTATCCAAATCGTCCTCCATATTCTTCGTATAATCATAATTAAACATATTCTCAAAGTTTTTATTCAAGAACTCCATTACTATAATTCCTAGTGGTTGAATTACTAATTTGTTCTTCTCTGCTCCAAATTCTCTTGTAGTATTTGTCTCTGTTAAGGACTCGTCGTCCAATTCAAAGTCTTTGCATGCAACTTGTTTGCCTGGAATATCATCCTTTTTAACATATCCGCGCTCTTGAATCTTATCTATCAAAGTGGAAAACGTAGAAGGTCTGCCAATGCCATTATCTTCTAGAAGCTGAACCAATTTTGCTTCCGTGTAATGCATCTTGTTATTTTTAAGAGTGACCTTGGATGTAATCTTTTTGTAATTTATTATTTGTCCTTGTTTCAATTGCAAAAGATAATTATATTCCTTTTCCTTGTTGGATGTCTTGGTTTCCTTATTTTTAATTATTTTCCAGCCCAAAAAATCCAATAGTTCGCTAGTTAATGTGTATTTAATTCCATCAATGTCTGTAGAAATTGTGCTAGTAAATGAGAAATACTCTGCAGGAGACATGCAACTCTCCATTGTAGTTTCCCAAATCATTTTGTATAACTTTTTCTCTCTTGCACTCATTTCATCAGGAGCATTTTTAACTGCCAACTTGGTAGGTCTGATAGCTTCGTGAGCTTCTTGCGGAGGTGGAACGTTGGATGTCTTTTTGGTTGTGGTCTTTTTTGTCTTTAATGGTTCTTTTTCAGATGAATTTGTGTTTGCATTAGACAGTGTATCTATTTTTGGGTTGATAAACTTATCAAGAGAGAATTCGTGAACAATATACTTTTTAACATCTTCCAGAAAATCCGCGCTATATTTTTTACTATCAGTTCGCATATAAGTAATATATCCTGCTTCATATAACGTTTGACAACATCGCATAGTTTCCTTGGGAGAAATATGTAGTTCATTGCTTGCGAGCTGTTGTATTCTAGAGGTTGTCAAAGGTTCTGGAGGTTGTTTATAGACCCTTTCTGGGTTTGTTCTGGAGTAAGCATGAGAGAAATTTGCAGATTCTTCCAGGAACTCCGACATGGCAGCTTCATTGTCAAACTGCTTATTAAGTTCAAACGCGATGCATTTATTAGTAAAATATCCAACAGTATTATATACTTTTTGCGCAGGAGACTTGTCAATTTCTTGCTGATTTTCATATACCAATTTTAGAGCAGGAGTTTGGCATCTTCCTGCACTCAAACTATTTTCCGTTGTTTTTGAAATGAACTTCCACAACATGGGAGAGACATTATAACCCACAAGAAGGTCCAGAATTTGACGAGCTATTTGAGAATTTACCTTCTTCATATCAATGGTCTTAGGATGCGTAATAGCCGATTGAATTGCGTTTTCAGTAATTTCATGAAATACAATGCGCTTTGTAGATTCAATGGGTAGACCAAAGAGGTCGCAAATATGCCACGCAATAGCTTCGCCTTCACGGTCGTCATCGGATGCAAGTATAACCTCGTCGGCTTTTGCAATTTCGCTTCTGAGGAAATCCACATGCTTTTGCTTCTTTGCGTCATCAACAACTTCAAACGTAGGTTTAAAATTGTTATCAATGTCAAGATTTTTGAGAGACTTTAATTGGCGCAAATGTCCAAAGCTGGCTAAGCATTTGTATCCGGGACCTAAATATTCTTCTATCTTTTTACATTTTGCTGGAGATTCCACTATAACAAGACTAGTGGTAGCAAATTTTGACATAATTCAATATATATAATAGTGGATTATGTTTAAGTGGGTTTACTAGATTTTCAGACCAATTTGGTCTTCTAGAATACAAGTGAAGAGAGAAAAAGCATTTCAAACCATTTTATTTCTTCTCTTTATCAATAACAACTTCTTTTGCAATGTTGCGAATTATTTTTTCTCGCTTTTTATCATCATCCTCCAATGTGGATCCGCCCATAGCTTCCAATAATATATTCTGATATTCCATATGTTTCTTAGTTTCAGTGTCATCCGCTGTTGGGTTTTCTTCTCTCCATTGAGGGAGTTGTTTAATGTTTTTATGTTCAACCTCTTTTATGGCTCGTGTTATTTTTATATTTTCACTATTTTCCTTTTCCCACGCATCTTGGTCTTTTACATATAAAGTTTCTCTCTTCAAGTCGCTGCAATGAATGGGTCTTTTGCATACATCTAACTCTTTGAGGTTCCTCAAAAAGATCTTGCTCATACCCTCAACGTATCCAACTCTACCAATCATATCCAAATCTGACAATTGCAGTTTAATTTGGTCAACAAAGTCTTTTAAATTGAGCGCATCCTTGCACTGTTCATTTAAGAAGAATTGTAAATTAAAGTTGTTTGTGTTATTATTATTGGTTGTGTTATTATTGGAATTATTATTTATGATGTTTTTATCCTTGCAAAGTTCAATTATCTGTTTTTGCAGTTCATTATTGCTTTTAAGTAATTCCATGATAAGTTTTTTATCGGACGAGGAATCGTCATTTTCGGTTGGTTCGGTGATTAATGTAGGGCACATTTTTTTGTGTCTCCACAGCGTAGTTCTACTATTGAAAATTATTCCGCAGCACAAGCACGTTTTGGCGCTTTTTGGCGCGAAATTTGTTTCATTTGTTTCATTTTGTTTCATTTTATGTTTATGGGTTAAAATGTGCCGTTCCCAATCGCCTTTCCTTGAGCATGTAAAGTCACATGTTATGCATTCATGTAAAATGACGCTTTTTTGAGTTTTTTTTGTTTCAAAATGTTTCATATAAATGAAACAGAAAAAACTCCTAAATTATTTTCTCTAAAAATACTTAAAAATTAGCATCACAAAGTTTAAATGATTTTTTTGGTGGACCAGACCATAATGCTCACAAGGGAGAAATTTTAAGCCTTTTTTCATAAAGTATTTCCGTTTTTGAAAATTGGACATTTATTTTTGTCCATTTTTTGATTTTGGAAACACTTTTGCCCCTTTTTTATTCGAAATTTCCACCAGGTTCTTTAAGTTCACTTTTCGTAAATATATATATTATTTTTTCTCAATGACGACTTCCTTTGCTATGTTGCGAATTATTTTTTCTCTCTTTTTATTATCGTCCTCCAATGTGGATCCGCCCATGGCTTCCAATAATATATTCTGATAATCCATGTGCTTCTTGGTTTCAGTGTCATCCGCTGTTGGGTTTTCTTCTCTCCATTGAGGGAGTTGTTTAATGTTTTTATGTTCAACCTCTTTTATGGCTCGTGTTATTTTTATATTTTCACCATTTTCTTTCTCCCAGGAATCCTTGTCTTTTATATACAAAGTTTCTCTCTTCAAGTCGCTGCAATGAATAGGTCTTTTGAATACATCAAGTGCCTTCAAGTTCCTCAAGAAGATTTTACTCATTCCTTCCACGTATCCAACGCGCCCAATCATATCCAAATCCGACAATTGCAGTTTAATTTGTTCAACAAAGTCTCCTAAATTTAGTGCATCTTTGCACTGTTCATTCAAAAAGAACTGCAAATTAAACTGATTGTTATTGTTTGTAGTATTGTTTATAATAGTATTTTTCTCCTTTGCAAGTTCCATTATCTGCTTATTTTGCTCAATAATGAGGTCTTTGAATTCTTTGTTTTGTTTAAGTAGCTCAACAATTATATTATTTGAGGGTTGTTCAGATTCTACTGGTTCAGCGGCGGCATTTTCGCATTTTTTCTTATGAGACCATAATCCTTGGCGGTGTTTATATTCCTTACCACATTCGCATACAAATTTCTCGGCGTTTTTTGGCGTAATTTTGTCATCATTTGTCATTCGTTTGTCATTCTTTTTGTGTTTCAGTGTCAAATTATGTCTATCCCAGTCGCTCTTCTTAGAGCATTTAAAGTCACAACATTTACAATTAAAATTATCGGCGTTTTTTGGCGTAAAAATGTCATTCATTTGTCCTATATTTAGAGGACAGAAAAAACGCCTAAATCATTTTCCCCAAAAATATATAAAAATTAGCATCACAAAATTTAAATGATTTTTTTGGTGGGTCGCACCATTATGCTCACAAGGGAGAAATTTTGACCCTTTTTTCATAAAATCTTTTGATTTTTGAAAATTGGACATTTATTTTTGTCCATTTTTGAATTTTGGAAACACTTTTGACCCTTTTTTATTCGAAATTTCCGCCAGGTTCTTTAAGTTCACTTTTTGAATATATATTATTTTCGGCTAAATATACTAACACAAAAAAATTCAAAAAAATACATTAAAAAAAGATAATAAACAAACCAACACATTAGAAATATATGAACAGCGGAGTTTTAAAAAAACTATTTACCCATGAGGACCCATATTTTATTCACAAAGGCCTCGGATTTTTGTGCTTGGCAAATTATGCGTTCCAGTATTATAATTATTTCATGCACGGAACTTATTATTTAAATGTATATACAATTGCACCTCATATTTTGCTTCACACATCTTCATTTATTTTTAAAGTATTGGCAAAGCGTCCAACTGAATCAATGTTGAATATGTTCATTTGGGAAGAGCTCCGAATTCATTCATTGTTATTCGCATGGCGTTCTTGTTTCTCAATCTTATACCCAAATTGGGCGCCGGTTATCTGTTTTTTAACAATGATTTCTGCAGACATTGCAACCAGTTATCACGGTAATTCAAAGGTTTCAACTGTGCGAGGCCAGCATAGTAAGGTGGGTAAACGTAGTCTAACTAAAGAACTTACTGGAGCATTTTTCAGCATCAGTCAAATGGGAGCAACTTGTATTTGTATGCTGGGAGATTCTCCCATTCTAATTTTTTCAACTCTACCACCCATTCAGACTTCGGCTTTTGGTATGACATTAATAAGGAAAAATCTAATAAACAAAACAATTTGGAGTGTCGTTTACAGCGCAGAATTATTAATGACATATTATATTTGGTATAAGGAGTATAACAATTTTAATATATTTTATATTGCAACTTCTTTTTATCTTCTCAGACGATTTGGAATATCAAAATATTTGATTTGGTCGTGTTTTTCTTTATTAAGTTTTGTTATTTATATATTTAACTTTGTTTAAGAAATCGTTTTCCCAATATATACATTAACAATCTTCTCTTTCCATTCTTCGTTTGCAGTTGGGATATATCTATGCATAATTGTTTCTAGTTTTATCCAATTATAGGATAATGTTAAAGCGTCGTGGTCTTTATAACAAAAATCACTTTTTATTAAATTATCAATTGCATCATAAAATTCTGTCTCACCTTCAGGAATCATTTGCAAAATATAAATTGCAATCAATAGTGCGTTTCTTGGCTGCTTTTCAATTTCAGTTTCTTGTTTCATGATATATATTATATTTTTATTTCATGATACATTTAAATCTTTTTGTAATTTATAACTTAGAAAAAAATAGTATTAAAAACATTATATATTGTAATATACATAATGAAGTGTTACCCCATTATTTTTTCTCTTTTCTCTCTTACTGCTGCGTTTGTTTTTGGTATTGAGAATAAAACTTGTGATTTAATTTTTCCTCAAAATAATTGTATTAATTTTAGTGTTTCATCTGGAACTGGGTGTCAGTGGATGTGCAACTATTGTGCAAATCAACTTGGAACTAATAATTATTATTTTACAACCGATGTGTGCACTTATCAGACTGGAGGATGTGTGGGAAATCCAATTGCAGGAATAACTTATACGTGCTGCTCTGCTTAAAGATTTTGAAACTTTTTAAAGTCCTTCCACGATACTTTCATCCCACCATTTTTTTCAGGAACGGGTTCGGTCTTATGTTGTTCCTCTAGTTTTCCGGCCTTCTTAAGCGCGCTATCTACGTAAAGTTCCTTTAGAAGTTGTCCGACAAAATAAGAACCTTCATGTTGGTCAATTTCACCCTGCTCTATTCTCTGTAATACATTCAAAAACTTATTTAAAATTTTCAAGTCAATTTCATCTTTTCTTATTTTATTGTAAATATCAGTATAATAAGTAAACAAGAAGGAGCACTCTTCCATGCCAAGTTGATTAATTTTTTCGGGGTCATTCTTATTTTTAGCCATTATCATAATTAAATTATTAATATCTTCTTGTAATAAATGGCTGTGTTTAAGCTCACGTATTAATTCGGTTTGGTCTTCCACATTGTTGGCTTTCACCATTTCTTGTAAATGAAGTCTAGCATTTGCGTCCATATATACAAATTATGATAAATTTTTTAAACCTAAATTTACGCAATAATTATTATATCAATATAATTTATATGCCAGTTTTACAACCACAACAAACAGGAATGATAGGGTCAAGTGTTAGAGATTCTGCGTATCAAACAATGCAAAATAGAAATAATTTACAATCAGCATTACCAAGTGGAGGAGCTAATAAAAGACACAGAAAATATGGCGGTCAAGTTGTTCCAGGTAAAGTTCTTGTTCCTCAAGTTCCAAACACAAATTTAATAAATGACCCTTCCAAAGGAACAGACCAGGGAGTTTTAGCTCAGCAAAAAGGAATGACTGGTTTAACTGTTAACAATGATTCGCAGAAAGTGTTTGACAACAAAGTTGCATTGGTTCCTATTCCCAAAGGATCAACTGGTGGTTCTAGAAGAACAAAAAGACGTGGAGGTTTTGTTTGGCCTTGCATGAGCGGTGGAAAGACAAGAAAAACCAAGAAGTCTAAAAAATCAAAGAAATTAAAAAAGTTAAAGAAAGCTAGAAAAACCAGAAGACATTAAAATGGGGTATTTAGAATACATAATTATAAGAATTATATATTAATAATATAAGTTATGCCAAAAGGAGTAGACTGGATAAATTTTATATATGTCAATTTAGGTTTTGTCGCACAAATATTCGTCATGTATTATTTCAGTGCGGTTGCCGAAATAAAGAATAATTGGCCAAAATACAGATGCAATCCTATGTTTATGCCTTTATCTGACAATATAGAAAAAGATTTTACTTATTGTGTGCAGAGCATGCAAACCAATTTTATGGGATATTTGTTGCAACCAATCAATTATATTATTAATTCATTATCTTTAATGGGTAGCGAATTTTCAGGTTCATTGAATTTCATAAGAACAATGATAAGCAGTATCAGGTCTATGATTACAACTATTATTCAAAATGTATTTGGAGTTTTTTTAAATTTAATTATTGAATTCCAAAAGATAACTATTGGCATCAAGGATTTAGTGGGCAAAATTATTGGTATAATGGTTACAATAATGTATTTGATAGACGGAAGTATTAAAACAATGCAAAGCACGTGGAACGGTCCTCCAGGCCAAATGGTAAGAGCATTGGGTGGAAATTGTTTTCAACCAGAAACAAAAATTAAATTAATGAATGGAAAAATTGTTTCTATGAAAGACTTGAATTTAGGAGATATATTAGAAAATGGTAGCCGTGTGCATGCTTTAATGAAAATAGATAACAAATTTAATGAAAAATATTACGTTATCCCTAAAAAAGGTGTGGATGAATCAGATATTTATGTAACAGGAACACACATGATATTTAATAATTTATTGAATAAATACGTTGAAGTTAAGGACCATCCCGAGGCAACTCAAACAGACGTGACAGATAACTGGTTTAGCTCAATAATTACAGATGACCACAAAATAAAGATTGGTAAGAAAAATTTCTGGGATTGGGAAGATGATATTTTAAAGATTAAAAAATAAGTGTTAAGTTACAATACGAACTACGAACTACGAAATAAGAAAAATAAATTTGAATATTATCCGCTTACTATATATGGATAATATTCAACAAAGTGCAAAAACAATAAAACAAATGTATGAAAAACTAACATATTTTGACCAGTATGGTGGTTCTGTTTTTATGTTTATTATACTATTAATCGTTCTATTTGTAGTAGTTTCATATGTAACTGTTATGAGAAATTTTCAACCTATTAAGGACGATTGGGCGAATCAACGATGCAAACCACATATAATACCATTTGCCGGGTTAATAAATAAACCTGATAATATGTCAATAATTGATTTTACTGGACAAAACTTTACTTATTGCATGCAAAATATATTAATTGGAATTACAGGCTATTCTGTTCAACCAATTACATATATGACGCTTGCGATTAGAGAAGTTTTTCAAGCAATTGCAGAAGTAGTTCAGTATATTCGCACTATATTATCGTCCATCAGGTCAAATATGACCAAAATTGCTCAAGATGTTTTAGGAAGAATTGCGAACATTATGGTGCCAATTCAACAAATATTAATCTCATTTAAAGATGCAATGAACAAAGTAAAAGGTGTTCTAACTGCTGGATTATATACTGCATTGGGTTCATATTACGCATTAAAAGCAATGTTGGGTGCAATTGTGCAAATGATAATAATAATTTTAATTATTCTTGTTGCGTTAATTATTGCAATGTGGATTATACCATTTACTTGGCCAGTTGCAGCAACAATGACAGCTGTTTTTATTTCCATTTCAATACCATTGGCAATTATAGTCGGTTTCATGATAGACGTATTACACGTTCAAACTGATTTTTCAATTCCAAGTGTTCCGTCTAGACCGAGGGTGTGTTTTGACAAAGACACCATATTTAAAATGGCGGATGGAACCGGCAAAAAAATAGTGGATATTGAAACAGGCGACGTATTAAATAATAATATAAAAGTAAATGCCAAAATGAAGCTAGACGCCAAGGGACAAAAAATGTATAATCTTAATGGAATAATTGTTTCTTCTCAACATCAGATAAAATACAATAATAAGTGGATACCAGTTTGCGAACATCCAGAGAGAAAAGAAGTAGATTGTTATTCTGAACCATTCTTATATTGCTTGAATACAAGCTCAAAAGAAATAGAAATTAATGGAAATACATATTTGGATTGGGATGAATTAGATGAAAATAACCTTCATGAAATAATGAAATATATTCCAAATGTTAAAAATTTAGAAGAAGTTCACAAATGTCTTGACGGAGGGTTTTCGTCTTCAACGCAAATAAAAAAAATGGATGGAACGTTTGTAAATATAATGGATGTTGAAGCTGGAGACATTTTAGATAAAAATATAAAAGTGGTTGGTGTAGTTGTGATAGATAACAGTGATTTGAAACAATCTTATGTTTATAATTTAGGAAATGGATGCGTTTTTGAAGGTGGTTATAACTTGCACATATGCGACAAAATTTTAGACGAAAAGTTTTATAAAAATAGGGCGATAATTCAAAAGACTCATGATAAATTATATCATTTAATAACCGAACAAAAAATATTTTATGTGAATGACGTTAAATTTTACGACTATGATTCAAATGTGGAGTTACTTTTAGACAAGTATCGTGGAAAATTATTATCTATGAAATATGTATAATATGGAAATTGTATGTTTAAAAAACATGGAACTTACATTATTTGGATACAAATTTAGACTTGAAATTATCATTTTAATTGTCCTAGCATATTGGATTTTATGGGGACATGTTCTTTGCTCATGCTCCAAGTTTAATTTGATGGAGGGAATTCATAATATGTACAACTCTCAAATCAACAAGAAAAGTTTAGATTATGAGGTGCTTCAAAATCCTATTCCTACAATTGGAACTGGTAAAACATTAGAAGGTTTTGTTGGCGCCAACACAAACTACGGAGAGTCATCTAAGTTCAGCCTTTCAAATGACAACGCAGTTAATACGTCTTCTTGGTTTACTCCCGACCTTACTTACACCAAGGGCACCACTGGCGGACCAGGCGTTCAAGCCATTTTAAATAGACCCGAGCAGCCCATTCCTTTACCCGAGGGTGAGATGTTAATGTTTGCCAACACCCCTTTTAAACCCGAGTGCTGCCCCAATGCTTACAGTAACTCCACTGGTTGTGCTTGTATGACTGTTGACCAATACAACTATTTAATTTCGAGGGGTTCTAATAATGTTCCTTATTCGGAATATTAGGTCATATATTAAATTTTTGTTATACATAATATAAAATAAATATTATGTGCAAAACAAGTTAAAGTCTCTATAGTATATAGAGACATAATCATTCAGAGATACGACTATGCACGATTGGCAGAATTATGCAAAACAAACAATATTAATCTGACAAAAGATTATTTATTGGGAACCGTTAATATATTTACAATAATTGAAGGTAATTGTTTAAATGAAACTTGTTCTAATGTCTTCAGCAAAAGTTTCAGGTCTTTAGTAAAAACAAATGGTTATTGTTTAAATTGTAGCACAAAAATAGGATTAAAAAAAGTAGTAAAAACTTGCCTAGAAAAATATGGCGTTGAAAACCCACTGAAAAGCACTGAGATAAAGAATAAAATGAAAAAAACTTGTCTAGAAAAATATGGGAGTGAATGCGCTATACAATCTCAAGAAATTAAAGATAAGATAAAAAAAAACAATATTGAAAAATATGGAGTATCATGCACTCTAAGTTTATCAGAAACTAAAGAGAAAATAAAGAAAACTTTAATGGAAAAATTTGGTGTAGACCACGCATCAAAATCTGATATTGTTAAAGAGAAAAAAAAACAATCCGCGTTGGCTGTTTATGGCGTGGAGCATATTTCGCAAGCACCAGAAGTTAGAGAAAAATGCAAACAGACGTGTTTAAAAAATTTTGGAGTAGAATTTCCAATGCAAAGTAAAGAAGTTATAGAAAAAAGAAACAAAACCTGTGTAGAATTATATGGAAATGAATGCTCATTAAAAAATGAAGCAGTAAAGAATAAAAGTAAAGAGTCTATGATAGAAAAGTATGGTTTTGAACACCCTTTGCAAAATGAAGAAATAAAAGCAAAAATAAAAAATACTTGTTTAGAAAAGTATGGTGTTGAACATGCATCTCAGTCAGACGCAATAAAAAATAAGGTAAAAGAAACTTGTTTAGAAAAATATAGGGTAAAATGTTCATTTCAATCGGAAGAGGTAAAAAATAAAATTGCGGATAGTTGTTTGGAAAAGTATGGAGAAAAAAATGTTATGCATGTTCCAGAAATATCGGAAAAATGTTCACATAATTGTTATCTATCAAAGGAATATAAATTCCCGTCTGGAAAAACAATAAAAATCCAAGGATATGAAAATTATGCTTTAGACGAATTAATAAACGTTCATAAAATACACGAAAACGACATAATAAATGAAAGAAAATTAGTTCCACTCATTTGGTATTCAGATGAAAACGGAAAAAAACATAGACATTATGTTGATTTTTATATTCCATCAAAAAATTTATGCATAGAAGTTAAATCAACGTGGACATTTAAAAAGAAAAAAGATAGTGTATATTTAAAGCAAGAAGCTGCAAAAAATCTGGGATATTTTTATGAAATATGGGTTTATGATGCAAAAGGAAATAAACTACAATAAATAATATTTTAAACTCCACTAGAATAATAAGCCAATCGTTTCTGTCGCAACAATTCTTTTTCATCTTGAACTTTTTCACTTGATTCAATTGAAATATTTTCTTGTTTAAAATCAATAAATTTTAACCACGAAAAATGATCTATTTTACGAAATGTTCCCAAGCAAATTGACCAATCTTTATCCGTCTTTTTTCCAATGTGTCTACAACCATTTGTGTTAGTCATGTTAATATGCTTTAACCATGGCCCAGTTTTGACAACAATTGCGTAAAAAGTGGACAAAGACTTCCATGGAATAGTTTGAATTTTTTCTTGCGGCTTTCTATATTTGCACTGTATTGCGTAATAATGTTCCCCCTTTTTTGACAACAAATCAATCCCATAATCATTCTTAGTTAAATCAAACTTATTTTTTAATTCAATTGGAAAATCCTTATAAAACCACACTTTGTCGTGTTTCAAGACATTCTCAATATATAAAAAACAAAATGCTTCAAATAAATCTCCCTTTTTCTTTTTATTATTTGCTTTTTCTTTAAGTTCAACCATGTTGTGCGCGGTTCCGACCTCTATATATTTTTCAAATTCTTGCATTAAACAATCAAACTTATTCTTATTCTGAATATTTATGATTTTAGATACTAATTCTTTTACAGTTTGTAGCGCCGTGTCGCTCATTGTATTATAATATGGCAACAAATATTTAAACCTAATTATTAGGAAATGTAGACCAACACTTTCTGCAATAAGAAATGCGTTGTGAGCGTTCAACGTCAATATCAATATAATCCTCTACATATTCATGCTTGCACCCAGCCTTAACTTTTAAGTCAATTGTTTTAATTAATGTGTCAATTTGTCCGAGAATTCCCTTATAATCTGAATCCAATAAAAAATTTTTAGAACTTATTAATGTATTACGTAATTGAACAAGGGAATCAATAGAAGAGTTAGAATCTGTATTCATTGGGATTAATATAATTACAATGAACTGTTTATATGGGTTGCATTAAATACATTGTTTTGCTCAGTCAAAAGGAGGGGTCGTAGGGGAACCGTTGGTTCCCTACTTAGACATACATACCGCGAATAGCCATATCATCATTGCGCTCCCTTTTAATAAGCTTGTCCACAACATCCTTTGTCACAGTGAAAGGAAATTCCACCTTGAGGGCCATTTCTCCCTCAAACAGGTTGGAATCAGGGCGCATAAGTCTATACAAGTTTAGTTTCGTGTAAATGATTTCCAAACAACGCTTCAAATTACGAACGCCATCCTCCTTGTCGCAATGCGTGTCAATAATATGATGAACAGCTTCCTCGGGAATAATAATGTCCTCTGTGGAAAACTTGACTTGTTCGCGAATCTTTGGGAGCAAATAGCTGTTGGAAATGACCGTCTTCTGTTTCTTGTCATAACCCTTGGTCATAATTCTATACATACGGTCGCGCAAGATGGGGTTCACCTTATTCTCGTCATTGTAACTGAAAATGAACAAGCACTTGCTCAAATCAAAATCAATCTCCGCAAAATACTTGTCGTGGAACTGGCTGTTCTGAGAAGTATCCGTCAAGTGCGTCAAGATACCAGCAATTTCCTCACCTTTTGGTGTGTCGCTAATCTTATCCAACTCATCAAAGTAAATGACAGGATTCATGCATTGGCTGTCAATGAGAATCTGAACAATCTTACCCCAAACACTACCTTCATAGGTGTAGGAGTGACCCTCCAAGAAACTGCTATCAGTTGCACCTCCGAGAGCAATGAACGCAAAAGGTCGGTTCAGAATCTTGCTAATGCCCTCCTTGACGAGCGTAGTCTTACCAGTTCCCATCGGACCCTTGATAGCAATTGCAGTTCCAAGAGCTGAAGGGTTGGTAACAAGTTGGCCGAGCATTTGCATGATTTGCATCTTGGCATCATTTAGACCGTAAACTGCGTTGTCAAGTGTCTGCTGAGCATTTGCCATGAAGTCGTGACAGGCTTCAACTCCATCTGAAATGTTGATTGGCAACTTTTCGTATTTGTTAAATGGAATTCGCATAAATGTATCAACCCAGTTCTTAATCTTGTAGTATTCACCGCTTCCAGGTTCCATATATTTCAAAGAATTAATTTTTTTCATTGCAGATGCCTTGAAAACGGCGGGAATATTCGCTTCAAGAAGTGACATTCTGTAAGGAACTTCCACGCGAGTAATCTTGTTGATTTCGCGGACTTCCTTGATAATTTTAACCTGCTCACTTTGAGTCAAAGTCTCAAAGAACTTGAAATCATTCATTGTGTTTTTATCACGAACAATTCTTTTGAAAATGCGGCCATTCTTAGCCTTTTGCTTCTTTGCCTTTTTCTCGGCCTTCTTATTTTTCTCCTTGATTCGGTCTTCGCACTCTTTAATGAATTGCTCAACCATCTCGCTTTTATTTTTCTCATAAAGTTCCTTCAATTGCTTAAGAGTTTCTTCATCATTGTCGCGACACGTCTTTGTGGACTCTTCAACGAGAAGCTCAACTCCTTCAGATTTTGAAGACTTGAAAACCTTTGCATTTCTCTTAGATTTGCGAGAAACAAGCTTTACGTTTTCCTCTTCCTCCTCATCATCATCTTCCTCGTCTTCCTCGTCTTCCTCATCGTCAGAGTCTTCATCACTTGAAACAGCTTCATCCTCGTTCTCAGTAATGTCGTCCTCATCACAATCCTCCCATTCCTCTTCATCGTCTTCCCACTCATCCTCGTCGTCCGCAGGTTGACCAATCGTGAAGATAATATTAAATTTACTAGCCCTTTCATCATCATGTTCCTCGCTTTCCTCCTCGTCGTCATCATCTTCTTCATCAGAGGATTCTTCCTTTACAATCTTCTTTGACTTCTTGGTCTTGGAAATCTTCTTGGTATTCTTTGAAGACCTTTTAGACTTCTTTACAGGTTCCTGGTCTTCGTCATCTTCCTCCATTTCTTCTTCCTCTTCATCATCGTCTTCACTAGAAACAGTTTTCAATAATTTCTTAATTTTTTCTCCCATCTTTACCTTTTTATCCATATACTTGGACGGAAATATCTTCTTGAGAAACTTGCGGTATTCTTGAACGTCCATTTCACCATCCTCGTCGTCACTGGTAATATAATCTCCAGCATCATCATCATCAGATTGTTCATTAGATCTTCTCTTTTTTGAGAGCTCTTCTTGCTTTTTAGTTTTTTTAGACATATCCTTCTTATTTGATTTAATTTGAGTATCACGTGCCATTCTGTATAAGGTAATTATTATTTTATTTTTTAAATCAAAATCAATTTTTTATTTAAATCGTAAAATATAAAATTGTGATATTAATAAGCGGTGAACCAAATATATAAGCCAAATATAATCCAAAAAAGTTTTTAGCAAATAAATCCAAAATATTATAAAAAATATTTTTTACACAACAACAATAATTAACTTTTGAATTATTCTAATAAAATAAAATTGATTATAAACAATCTAAATATTATATTGTTAATATAAGGAAGATGTCTAGGAGTATGAAACTCACCAATATTAATCCTTCCAAAATTATTGGAATCCAATTTAGTATTTTATCTCCAGATGAAATCAGAAAGGGTTCGGTTGCAGAGATTACTAGCAGGGATACGTATATTAATAACAAACCAATTATTGGAGGACTCTTTGACCCGCGAATGGGTGTTTTGGAGCCTGGTCTAATTTGCCCAACAGACGGTTTGGATTACATGCAAACTCCTGGATACTTTGGTCATATTGAATTGGCAAAACCAGTCTTTTACATTCAATATTTAAGCACAGTTCTCAAGGTTCTCCGATGCTGCTGTTTCAAGTGTAGCAAACTTTTGGTTAGCAAGGAAAAATACAAGCAAGCTCTTAAGCTTACTGGAGACGCTAGATGGAAGTATGTGTTTTCACTTGCTAGTAAAATGAAGCGTTGCGGCGAAGACACTGATGATGGTTGCGGTTGCATGCAGCCAAACAAAATCAGGAAGGAGGGACTTGCGACCATCTACGCTGAATGGAAAAATGACGCAGCGACCACTGCTGACCAAGGACAAAATATTATAATAAAACTCACTCCTGAGATTGTTCTCAAGATATTTAAAAGAATTTCGGATGAAGATGTTTCATTTATGGGATTTAGTCCTATATGGTCTAGACCTGATTGGATGGTTTGTCAAGTAATGGCAGTACCTCCTCCTGCAGTTCGTCCATCTGTTAAGCATGACGCCCAACAGCGTTCAGAGGACGATTTGAGTCATATCTTGGTGAATATTATCAAGACTAATAAAACGTTGCAAGAAAAGATTCAAAATAATGCGGCTGCAAATGTCATTGATGATTGGTCAACTGTTTTGCAATACTATGTTGCAACTCAAGTTGATAATAAGATTCCAGGCGTTGCATCCGTTGCTCAGCGTTCCGGTCGTCCTCTCAAATCTATCAAAGATAGGTTGAATGGAAAGGGCGGTAGAATGAGGGGAAACTTGATGGCCAAGCGGGTGGACTTTAGCGCTCGTTCAGTTATTACAGCTGACCCCAACATTTCTATACGACAACTTGGAATTCCAATGAAAATTGCAAAGAACATTACTAAGCCCGTAATTGTAAATGATGTGAATCGCGCATTCTTGACAAAATTGGTACAGAATGGACCTGATATTTGGCCTGGTGCTAAGATTCTAGAAAAGAAAAATGGTGATTCAATAACACTCAGATATGTTGACAAGAAGTCAATTGTTTTGGAGAATGGTGACACGGTTCACCGTCATATGATGGATGGCGATCCTATTCTCTTTAACAGACAACCGACTCTTCATAGAATGAGTATGATGTGTCATATCGCAAAGGTCATGCAAATAGGTGACACTTTTAGAATGAATGTTGCGGACACAAAACCGTACAATGCTGATCAAAATCGTCCATCGAGGTTAGCAACAGGGAGCGTTAAAAGCGTGTTACTCCCTAGTGAATAAATCAATAATGAGGCAAAATAACTTAAAGAATAAAATTTATATAAAACAAATGAGTGATACAAAACCAAATAATGTCGCACAAAAAATCTGCTCCAAATGTGAAGAAAATAAAAATATTGACAAGTTTTGTAAAAATCGTTCAATTTGTTATGATTGCAATAACAACAAACGAAGAGAACGGTATAAAAATGACGAGCAACATAGAAAAAAACTGATAAAAATGGCAAGTGAATTTAAGCATGAAAGAACGCTTGAAAGACAAAAGTTGAAAGAAGAGGAACAAATTAAAATTGGTGTTGATAACAAGTTATGTAAATATTGTAGCAAAATTAAACACAACGATAGGTTTCGTCATAATCGCATGAAATGTAAAGATTGTGAAAGAGATGAACCTGTTGAAAAGTTTAAACGCTACGTAAGAACACGAATTTACACTTGTTTGAGACATAAAAATAAAACTAAACACTCAATAGAGTATTTAGGATGTTCCTCTGATAGATACTTTGACTGGATGTTCAGTTATGACAACAACTATCAATTAGATAATCACGGCAAAGATTGGCACATAGACCATGTAATACCACTATCTATATTTGATTTGAATGATGAAAATCAACAGTTGTTAGCATTTAACTGGAGAAACACTATGCCGTTGTCTCGTAAAGAAAACTTGTCAAAAAATAAAAAAATAATAAAGGAGCAGATAGAATTGCATTATAAAAAACTGGTAGAATATCACTCAGAAAAAAAACTTGAATTGCCTCAAGTATTTATTGATTTATTTGCGAAACACCTTGATGCGGGAACACCCTTAGAGCCTTTACTACCACTCTAATACCGAAAGGTATGAAGAGGAACTCGGTTAATAGCCGAACCCAACGGTAATAATGTAAAGGATTGGGCAATCCGCAGTGTTACTTCCTAATGTCGTTTGGCAGACTATGGAAGGCATTCAGAGACTGAACGGGTGTTGATGAGCCGTGAAGGATTAGCCATCCTGAGCTTGTTTAAGATACAGTCCGTCCCCTTGGGAAACCTTGTGGGGGGCTACATATAATATTGTGAGACTGAAAAACAAAAATTTAATATAAAAATAATTCTCACAGCATAATATGCAGTCAAAGTTTGATGGCGATGAAATGAATTTACACATGCCGCAAGATGCGGAGTCAGATTCAGAATTAAAAAATTTGGCCGCAGTGCCTTATCAAATTATTAGTCCAGCGAATAATTCGTCTATCATTGGTATTTTCCAGGATTCGCTGCTAGGATGTTATCGTTTTACTCGCGAAAACATTCGTTTCACTCCTCGTGAGGCAATGAATTTGCTTATGATGTTTCCTAGAGTAAATGAGAACTTGTTTACAAACAAAGCGGAAGGCGATTTGATTAGTAACTTTGAGGTCATGTCGCAGATTCTTCCTCCTATTTCATTGAAATACAAGACCAAGTTGTTTAATGAAAGCGAAAAGCCTGGCGAATCTAACAACATTTTGGAAATCGTCAATGGAAAATATATTCGTGGTCAAATGGAAAAAAGCGTCCTAGGTGCTGGAACCAAGGGCCTCATTCATCGCGTCTGCAATGATTATGGTAATATGGCTTCAGCCGATTTCATTGATGATTTGCAAAACATTGTTACGGAGTATTTGAAGACTAGTTCTTTCAGTGTCGGCATTAGTGATTTGCTATCTGATGAGAAAACCAACAAGGAAATTATTGCAGTCATTGACAAGAAGAAGAATGATGTAAAGAATCTAATTGACCAAACGCAAATCGGCGTTTTTGAGAACAATACTGGAAAGACAAACGAGGAGGAGTTTGAAACACAAGTCAACAACATTCTTAACCAAGCCACTTCAGAATCCGGTAAGATTGGCCTTAAGAGCTTGGACAGAGACAATCGTTTTGTTACCATGGTTAATGCTGGATCAAAAGGAAGCGATTTGAACATCTCGTTTATGATTTCCTGCTTGGGGCAACAGAACGTGGATGGAAAGCGCATTCCTTATGGATTTGACCACAGAACATTGCCACACTTTACCAAGTTTGACGACACGCCAGGCGCTCGCGGATTTGTAGAGAGTTCTTACACCAATGGGCTTTCTCCTCAGGAACTCTTCTTCCACGCTATGGGTGGTCGTGTTGGTCTTATTGACACCGCAGTGAAATCTGTAACATGGGAAACGCCCATTGTTATAATTGAAAATGGAATGGCAAAGTATACGGAGATTGGTGGATGGATTGATAATAAATTGGATGATTCAAGCAACGTTTCACTTGTGAAACATTTCACAGAAAGACAAATGGAGTTGTTGAATATCAAGAATGGCGATGTTTACATTCCTACTACAGATGAGGATGGTATTGTAACCTGGGGCGAAGTTACAGCAATCACAAGACACGACCCTGGAACTGAACTTTATGAGATAAAAACCTCTGGCGGTCGAAGTGTTATAGTCACAGAAAGCAAGTCTCTATTAATTTGGAATCCAGAAACAAAAAAATTAAAAGAAATGCTAACTCCTGATATTAAAGTAGGAGACTGTGTTCCGGTGACAGGTGAATTATGTAACCCACCGGTCATTATGGAAATGATTCATATGACTACTTATCTTCCAAAGGGTGAGTTTGTTTATGGAACGGATTTTAATAAAGCTACAAAAATGATGATAGATTCTATGGAAAATCGTGATAAAATCTCAAGTGGTTGGTGGAACGAAAATAATGGAACCAGTTTTATTCTTCCATATAAAAAGAAGAGTTCTCTTCAACGAACAAATGTTATGTCAAATATAGAAAATATCAAAGATGGATTTATTTATCCATACTCTGGAAATCGTAAGGACATACAAATTCCAGATAAATTTGCTCTGAATGAAGAAAACGGTATATTTATTGGATTATTCCTGGCAGAAGGAAATGCTGACAAAAAAACGGTTACAATTACAAATAATGACAATTATATAAGAAATTTTGTCAAGGGATGGTTTGATAAACATTCAATTGCATGGACAGAACGCACAAGAATTAACAAGATTGGTGGGACAACAAATACAGTTAGTGGAGTTTCAACGATTCTATCAAAGTTCTTAACACGACTTGTGGGTTCGGGTGCTTCCAACAAACATGTTCCAAATGAAGCGTTTATTGCATCCGAATCCTTTATAGTTGGATTATTGAACGGTTATTTCTCAGGCGATGGAAGTGTTGGTAAGAATTCGGTGGAAGTTGGTTCTGCATCAAAGCGTCTGATTGAGGGTATTTCTATGCTTTGTTCTCGTATTGGAATTTTTGGTAAGGTGTTTATGTCTCAACTGAAGTCCAATAATTTGGGAACAAAAAATATAAAACCCACATATAGGTTTTCCATTCGTGCTCAGTGGGGAAAAATATTTGCTGAAAAAATTCCTTTATTGGAAGAGAATAAACAGAAAAAACTATTGGCGATTAAGTGGAATAAAAATCATCGCAATTTTGCGACTTATAATGATGTTGTATTGGATAAGATTGTTGAAATTAATATTATAGGTGTAGAGAATCACCCAAAAATGTATGACTTGACAATTCCAACTACACTCAACTTTGGTTTGGCAAATGGTCTTCAAGTCCGAGATACATCAACGACTGGATATATTCAGCGCAGATTAATCAAAGGAATGGAAGATCTTATGGTGTCATATGATATGACTGTGCGCACAAATAAGGGAAAGCTAGTAGAGTTTTCATATGGTGACGACGGAATTGACCCAATCAAGGTGGAGAATCAACCGATGCCACTGGTTTCCATGAGTGTGCAAGATATTTATGCGCATTACAACATTCCAACCGAAAAGGGTGATATGAAAATGTTGTCAAAGTTATTTTTGAAAAACACAATGACCCGTTTTAATAAACAAGTCAAAGAAACACAAGAAAAATTCAAAAAGTATACTGACATGATGATTGAAAATCGTGATAAAATTGTTAAAAATATCTTTAAAAATAAGGGTGATAGCGTTGTAAATTGCCCGGTTGCATTTGCTTATATTGTGAATAACATTATTGGTCAGCAAAAAATTAACGGAAATTCAATTGTTGATATTACACCTTTAGAGGCATTTCAAATGATTGAAGAGAATTACGAGAACTTGGAAAAGATTCGCTGCGCTCCACCTACTGCATTATTTAAGACTTTATATTACTTCAACTTATCTCCGAAAGATTTACTTATTGTAAAGCGTTTTAACCGAGCATCATTGACACTATTGTTGGAAACGATTACGTTAATGTATAAGCGTGCTATTGTTGCACCTGGTGAAATGGTGGGAATGATTGCGGCGCAGAGCATTGG